GGGATTCACTGGCTGTTTCTTCTTCATATCCCGTCTACATAATCTGGCATTTCCACACCAGTCAAAGACACATCCTGCTGTTCTTACCGGATCATATTCATATGCCCCCAGACCCCCGAAGTAATACCCTCTCTTTGCCCTGAAGGCATTCTCCCCAAGGATACATCTGTACTTCCTGATTTTGACCATCCCGTATTTCTTTATTATCTCGTCTTTACTTAAGGACATTTATTTAATTCTCCATATTCTATATCCATTCTCTTTTCTTCTAGTCATAAATTTTTTATTATGTCTTTTGCCATAAGCTCTTGCACTATCTTTTGCATGAGTGGTTTTTGCGAAATGTTCTTGCATAAATTGATCAGATATAAAAATAGAATCTCCAATATTCATAGTTTTAAAAGGCAATAATGATTTTCTTCCAACAGAATTAATTTTTGATAATGGTATATCTATATTATTTTCTATAATTATTTCTTTTTGTTTTTCTTTTTCAATAGAAAATAATTTTCGTTTTGTTGGTTTTTTCCGTTCTTTAAGTTTTTTCCACTCTATTATTCTTTGAATAAAACTTTTTGGTATCTCTATATCTTCAAGACCACCACAATGACCATCTGAGGTATCCCCAAATTTAATGTTTTTATTTTTTTCTGCACATAAATCATATATATCGCAATATCTAGGAGTCATATTACATCTGTTGATAGTGCCACAATTCCGACAGGCTCGGAGTTTATCAAAGTCCACTCCAAATTTTCCTTTATCATCTGGACAGTCAACCCATGATGGAACACTAATATGTGCCGAATATAATTGCTCTGGATTAAGTCTAGTAAATACTATAAATAATTCTTCACAAGAATATTGTTCATTTATTTCTTTTTTTAATTTCATTTCATTTATTTGTTCCATTAATTTAACAGCGAGTTTAGTTGTTTTATTATGAGTTATCTGTTCTTTTTCAATATTAGTTAACCTTTTTTCTATATTTGTACTTTTAGAATTAATAAAAGATTCTATAGCATGTCGTATAAATTTAGTTCTGTCTAATTTTAAATCTTTAGCTCTTTTTTCAATAGAGCATAAAAGGTCTTCGTTGATATTTAATAAAATTTGTCTTATCATATTATTCCTCTAATTTTTATTTTATCTTATACCCAGGATGGAACACTAATATGTCTGCAGGCTAAATAACATGACTGGACCAAACCAGCCTTCCCGCAGTAAATATATGAATCCATAAAACAGGACTGAACCTCCGCCACGTCCCCTCCTCCGTTGTTCAACATCACACTATTCATGTATCCTAGCACTGCGTATCGGATGGATTCTGGTTCCCCTTTTATGCCTTTTAAAATTTCCTTGATTTTCTTCCATGACCTGCCCTTCACAAGTTCCCTGCACAGCTCGATTACCTCTGCCTCACTCACCGTTGTGGATTCAAGAGCATCAATTGCCTGCTCCTCATCATCCATGTCGATCACGCTATCTAGCATTTTCAAAGCCATCCCCGCACTACCATTCGCAAGGGATACTATCTTGTCCTTAACTAATTTCTCTATTTTGGCTTTCTCAATATCAAGTATCCTGTCGATCAACTGGTTCATTTCATTTCTAAACAGAGGCTGAACCTCATAATGATGGCAACGCCTTTTTAATGTGACCTTCAGTTTCTCTGGCTCAGTGGTGCAGAGTATAAAGAATACATGGGATGGGGGCTCCTCAATCATGTCAAGCATAGCCTCAATTCCGGCTCCTGTAATTTGGTGACACTCCTCTAACATATAGATTTTTATTTTTCCGCTCATCGGTCTAAATGATTTCTTCTCATTGATCTCCCTGATGGTGTCGATGCCTCTTGTGTTGGCGGCATTGTAGGAATAGAAATCCATGTCATCACACTTGAGTTCATGTTTCAGGATTCGTGCGAGGGTGGTCTTGCCACACCCACTTGGTCCGGTGAAGAGGAAGGAATGGGGTTTATCCTTCTTACGATCTAAGACTGATTTTAGGCTCTTCACTATTGCATCATTCCCAAAAAATTCTTTTAACGTTTTTGGTCTATAGGTAGTATGTAATGGCATTAGTTACTCCTTAAAATAGTCTTTTTATTTGTTCTTTTTTTATTCCTTTTAAATTCTTTATAGTTTGTTTGTAATAGCTCGGTTTCAATTCAATACCGATTGCCTTCCTGTTATTGGTAACAGATCCATAAACCTCACTTCCAACGCCCATAAATGGAGACAATATAATCTCCCCCGGATTTGATCTAAGTTCAACTATCCGGGCTATTACATCTAGTTGAAGGGGATGTATATGTTTTTCATCATCTTCATCCTTACCTTCTTTAAATTTTAAAACATTATCCAATCGTATATCATCCCAAAAAGAGGATGCATACTGTCTCCATATCCAATGAGAAAAACGATTTTCTGTCTGTTTGCCTTTCCAATTTTTATATTTAAGTAAACTACTAGGTATTTTTCTTTCGCCATAGTATCTAGTTAGCCCTCTCTTATGAGTTATAGGAATTTTGTTTTCTCCTTTTTTCCTGAAAATCAAAAGATAGTCAGCAGAAGCCACGCCACAATAAATTGAATCTTTTACAATTGTTGCGTGTGCAAGGTTTTTTGTCATAGTCCTGTTTCGTACCGTTAACGGTTCTTTCCATATGCAATGGCGAGCAATATAATTAAAACCTTCTTTCTCATGTGCTCTTATGATATCGCCGGGAAAATCAATAAGGTAATCCTGTCCTGAATTACTGCTCGGGGTATCCATGCAATGAACAGCTGTACATCTACCGGGCTTTGTTACTCTAAATAATTGCTTTAATGCATACTTGTAATGTCTAAAAAAATCATCATAATTATCTGAATTTGACAAGTCCCTTTCACTACTTGAATATATGTAAAGGCCACCGCTACCCACCGCAAAAGGAGGACTATATACCGATAAATCAATAGACTCGTCTTTTAAATCTGCCATCACTTGAATACAATCACCTTCATATATACTATATTCATTTGTATGTTTTTGATTTATCACGCCCATAATGGTAATTTAACCTCCTGATTAAAATTTATTGTATTTCTTAGATTCAATGGATTGTTCATTTCCTCTGTCAGTTTGGTAAACATTTCATCCGCCTGTTGTTTCTTTCTTTCTAAATTTTTAATAGAATTTACATCACCCTGGGTATAAAAATAGTCAACAGTAACTTTCCTCTTTTGACCGAAACGCCAACATCTCCTTATCGCCTGATATATCTGTTCATAGCTGTATGCCGGAAAATAAGCCACATGGTTACAATGCTGCCAGTTCAACCCCCAAGCCCCTATCTTTGGCTTTGTGACAAGTTTTTTGATATTGCCTGTTGAAAAATCTATTAGTTTTCTTTCTTTACTGTCATCGGTGTCACGACCACTGATTTGAACAGAATTATCTATTAACTTTTCCAGCAAATTTCCCTCATCATTTAAATTGCACCAAACAACAGAATAATCATCTATTTTATTAACAATCTCTGCTATAGCTTCACATCTTTGTTTATATGTGGCCCTTCGTTCATCCCTGACTTCTTTCAATCCATGTGCTGGGAAAGTAAATAACTGTCCTCGATTTGGTTTCCTTGATATTTCAAGTTTATGATAATTTTCTTCTAATGCCGGGAGAATAAAACCGTTATCATCATAACCTAAATCAGATGGTTTTCTCAATGCTATTGCCCAACTACATACCCACTGCCAGAAAGATATATGTGCGTGATTTTTTAGACGCCATTTTATTATTTCCCTATACATACCCTTATTAGTTGCACAATTTTGTTGATCATTCTTGAAGAAGCGTGATAGCATATCCATATACCCAAGGTATCCAAGCACCTCAGATGAATTGCCAAGCTCAATGAAATCATTTGGGGCTGCTGTTGCAGTTGCCAATAATCGATATTTTATTTTTCTAACAAAAATATTTATTCCTCTTTTTGTGGTTGATTTAAAGTTTTTGAGTATGCCAGATTCATCACATATCATACCAATAAAATCACTGGGATTAAAATAATGGAGTCTTTCATAATTTGTTATCGTTATTTTACTTTTTATCTTTCCATCTCGTGACCGTGTTACATCATCAATTCCGAACTTTTCAGCCTCTTTTAGCATCTGTTCACCCACAGCAATAGGAGTTAATAATAGTATATTGCCGTTTGTTTTTTTAATTATGTGTTTGGCCCATTCAAATTCCATTATGCTTTTACCGGTTCCGGTATCGGCAAATATAGCAGCACGTCCCATTTTCAATGCCCATTTAACAATATGTTTTTGAAAATCAAAAAGCATTGGGTTTAATTTATTATGATTAATTATGATGCCTGTTCCCTCTATTTTATGTATTTTTAATTTTAGGAAATTATTATAGTCCATGTATTAATTCCCTCCCGTGAAATAATCAAATATTCTTCTCATAATGTACCCTCTTGCTATGGATAGTACCGTGAATATGATCGTAATACCAAGTACCTTATCCATCGGGGCATCCCATCCAAAGAGTGGATAGACCAGTTTCGCAACTATTATGGTCACCCCAAACCCCACCCCTACATTCGTGCAGGTTTCCAGAAAACTATATCGTCTCAGTTGGATTTTATTTTCTCCTTCACAAGGTTAAAATTATCTGGCTGTCTATTCATAATTTCTTTTAAGTTTTCAAATGAAATAGGATAGAAATTATTGTTGTCCATACCAACATCCCACTGCTTTCCAATAGGATCTAGTTGCCCATGTGAGTGGCCATATATCTGCCAGCTATTGTAGTGTGATCTTGCCCATACCCTCATTGCGTAATGACACATAACAATATGTTGTCCCTGTATTTTCTTTTCGATGATAAAAGGTCTTGGTTCCCAAAACCATCTATCGTGACTTCCCTGAAGGAAAAAATGGCATCCATTTAATTTTTGATAATAACTTTCAGCCATATCTAAATTGCCAAGAGTAAAATCACCAAGATGATAAACTATATCCTGATCTCTAACTACTTCATTATGATTGTTAATCAGGGTTTCATCCATTTTTTCAATAGATGAGAAAGGTCTATTGCAGTACTTGATTATGTTTTTATCTTTGCTTGTATAGTGACCGTAATGTTCATCTGCCGTAAAAAATACTGTCATGATTACTTTTCCTTTCTTAAAATTCTTCACCTTAAACCGTTTCCTAGTCATCTTCACCGCTTGCCTTAATTCTACTTTTTCCTCTTTGGTTAGTTTTTTCATTCTACCTTTCTATACCTTTAAATTTAAAAACCTGTTCGCATGAAATACACTCAAAAGATTCATTTATTAAATCATGTGGCCTACCTTCAAAAATAGGGCCGGAAAAACACGCATCATTATCGTAGCCTGCTAAATTAATCTTTGTTCCGCAATACGGACATATAACCTCTATTGTAAAATCAAAATGTATCATTGCTTTTTTCATTCCCCCTCCTCTTTAACCGGGACGCATTTAAGCATTTTTCCCACTTCATCACAATAAGTAATTAATTCACAAAAACAATTATCTCTTTCATGCTTCCCAAAATGGGAACACTTATCAATACATATTTTTTTATCAAATTCTTCACAAATAACAAGGTCGGTCATGGCTTATCCCCAAATGCAATTTTACTTTTTCTTTTATCCATATATCTTTCATCTTACTTTCTCCTTCTCGTTCCATGCCCCATCAATCGGGGTTACCTCAAAGTCGATACTCAATGGCACGATGATCCAATCAAACTCTTTCCTAATCTCCTTCGTACCAATCCTATTGACCGTTTCTATAATATGATCCTGCTCATCAGGCACAAGATCAAAAACAATACTATCATATATCTGTCCGATAATCTTGCTTCCCCATTTTTCCTTTTTGGATATCTCGTTCACCTGTATCAGAGTCCAGAGCAGACAGTGGAAAGCCGTTCCTTGAGTCTGATAGTTGGTAACATCGTTCCTGCCCATATACCCCGTGTATCGAAATCCCATATGGGTTTCAATATAACCATGCTTTCTGTAGAATTTATTAATATCTTTTTTCCATTGGGCGTAGACCGGGAACCGCTCTTCCCACATTATCCTCTCTGCTTCCTTACAGTGGTTTTCAAAATACTCTTTATCAGTCACCCATGATGATTTCTTATTAAATCCTGCTATATGATCTTCTAAAATAATACCTGATGTGGTCTTTAGATTGAAACAATCTTTTATTAATGATTCTGCACATTGCATGTACCAATCACCATAGAATTGGGGGAACGTCCAATCATTCTTTACCCTATCACGTATATCATCTGTAATTTCTTTTTTAGTTAGTTGCCAGATATCACATGCTCCATCCCTATGCATATCTGATTTTGGATTAGTTACATAATTTATCATGGTAGGATCGTGGTGGTAACAACAGGAAATATTTACCTCTATCCCCTTAAAGTCAAACTCCCCAAGTTTATTTCCCTTGCTTGGAATAATCCCACCGCGACAGATATTTTTTGCTTCCTTATCACGTCTTGGAATGTTTGTGAAGTTTGGTTTGCTACCACTGGGTCTGTATGTCCTCGTGGTATGGAGGTCGAATATCGGGTACATGATATCGCCAACAGATTCCCTCTGGAACTGGGCAATATATGTCCCCATAACTTTTTCCAATTTCCTCTTTCTCAATAGTTTTCTCGTGAAATCAGAATCGGTCTGCTCCAGAGCATTTACATCGACGCAGTAGTTCTTTCCTTTTCCATCTTGTGTCTTAATTACAGGAAACTTTAAAACCTCATATAATAAAATACCCATATCCTTATTTGACGTAAGTTTAAGTTCCCTGTTCTCCCTCTCTTTGAACTTTTTTCCCTCCACTCCATTAACCAGTTCATTCCCCATTTCTGTGATCTGTTTTGTCAGCCTCTTTCTTTTTCTCTCATAATACAGGTCATCTACAGGGATCCCATTTTCCTGTATATCGGAGAATACCTCCAACCCATCCATGAAAAACATAAATGCTTTTTTCTTTTTCCCTTTTAGTTCCTGTTGCTGTTTAAGAAATAGTTTATACCCACCAAGACTATCCATCCCCCCATACCCCAGCAGTTTATCAAGAGGGGCTTCCATTACTCTATTGAACCCCGTTGAATCCTTGCTCTCAAGATATTTCTTCATCTCTTTGTCATATGGATTAATACCGAATTGGATGTAGAGTTGAAATGTAAGGCTTGAGAAATATTGCCGGTTGTCAAGCACATGAGAGCAGTTCATAGTACACCAGTGCCAAGGATCGGGAACAGTATTAAAGATCACTCTCGACCAGCTATCCTCAAACTTGGAGTTCTGAGCCACTTTTTTTATCTTTGGGTGTTTGAGAATCTTGATCCATCGTTTTCTAATTTGTCGTAACTGGAGAGGAGTCCAGTAATTATTGAACTCGTAGGGGAAACTATAGGCATGTAAGGGGGTAATTGATGAGGTAAAGGAAATAGACGCTATCTTACTTCCTTCTTTATGGGGTTTGATCCCGGTGGTCTCATAGTCAAAGAAAAAATACTTTGGTTGCCAATGTAATACATCTTCAAGGGCATTACATACCTTATCAAATGTTTTTAATACTTTAACCTGCTTCCACTCATCCTTAAACTCCGGGAACTCTTTTCCGATCTGTAAACAGGCAAATTTTATATCCCTCTCAAAGACCGATTTAAGATTATAATTTTTTGAGTCCCTCATTGGGTAGGAGGGGTGGAACATCGGGAGCACCCATGCATTAACATCCCTGTCCGGGATACAGAGCCCCCTCCATCTGTTGATAGCACAATCACTGATCTTCTGCCCAAGGAAACTCTTTACCGCCATGCCACCAAATAACCAAATCTGCTCCGGCTTTAGTTCCTCCACAACTTTTCTGATTCTGGGTCTACAGTATTTTATCTCGGCATCTGTGGGGGGTCTGTTGGCAGTTTTTTTCGGGTTCATTGGTCTGCATCCAAGGGAGTTGTCCTTCCAGAAATCCTTGTCAAGATCAAGACCATTCTTTTTCAACTCGGTTCTCAGAACATCCCCAGCATCACCACTGAATTGGATACCCGACTCGTCCTCAGTAGCACCATTAGCCTCCCCCCATATTAGAACTTTCTGCCTTCCCTTTCCCGTCCACTTCATTTTCGGGGTTTGACATTTTCTATCAAGACCACACTTGAGACAATGGGGCTCGGTGATGATCTGATCAGCGGGTTTCATTTTTTTTATGTCAAAAAGTTTTCTGGTTGTCAAAAATTACTCCTCCATATACATACAGATGAGATGTTTGAAGTTACTCGACTCAAAGAATACCTTGTCCTCCCCGATATAAATAGTTGTTGCATGGTTAAGGATATTGGAGAAGTACTCGGGGTGGATCTGGAACTCCACCGGCTTTCCCTCATAATCAATCTCCACTGATGTTTCTATCCACCCCGTCTCCCGCTTTGACCCGACAATCAGTTCATCAGGGCTGATACTGATTTTTATCCGCTTTTCCATATCCACTTGACTTTGCTCTATGATAGCCCCCACATCAACAGCCTTCAACAGATTATCCTGCGGCAGTTTCACCTTCCTCTTTTTCTTCTTGAACGAGTCAAAGAACTTATCCACATTCTTGAGCACATTCTCCTCCACCACGATCTTTTTAACACTAAACACCGTTCCCTCTTTATTTTTAAAATTTATCCATGAGTCGGTGAGACAGTATTTTATGGGATCAAGCTTAAGAAGTTCAGGGATCGTGATAGCGGTCAACAAAAAGGAATGTTTGATACTGTCATCAAGTTGGAAGATCCCAGCCCTGTGTCCGTCACTTGAAGTAATCGAGTTTTTATTTGCATAGACACAGGTCAATCCCTGACTATACTTCATCATATCTTGTGTTGTCGAGAACATGGTAAGTTTCAATCCTTCCTGCACCTGTTCTGGAAGTCGGTCCCATTTTGATTTCCTCAGCTGTTTTTCAAGGGCGGGGAGGAGTTTAAAGACCTGATCTTCCACAAGGGTAGAGAACCCTGCAGATACCTTCCCACACTTGACTTTCAACTGGTTTTCTTCCATTTTTAGGATGGTATTTTTTGATTCAACCTTCTGAAGTAGTTGCAAGAGTTCTTGTGCTGGAACCGATGTTTTGAATGGAGTTTCAAATGGGTGAGAGATATAAATCTGGTCATTGTAGGTGACAGCGTTGGAGCCGGTAAAAATGAAGTGGGTCATCTGCTCCACAATATCCTTTTGTGCCAATCCCGGTTTGAGGTTGGTAAGTATGTCAAGCAGTTCTTGTGTTTTTGTTTTCATGTATGAGTGCCCTCCTTAATTGAACAATAATTTTCGATGATTTTATATAATAAAAAGTTGTGAGTCTAATTGTATCTACTGAGGCAAAATATATTTTCATTTTGTTAATCTCACTTCAATAACTATTATAACCGTCCTCCTATTGAAAAAAGAAATTAACCGATTTGCTTTCAATTCAAATAGCTCTCTCTCAATCGTATATCTTTTTCAAAGTTTCTTCCTGCAAGATAAAGTTTCAATTAAAATTCTCCATGTTTGTTTTCGATACGGAAACGGGCTTATAGTCAAATCATAAAATGAAAACAATAAACATCCCCCCCTCTTGAAATTAAAACTTGCCTGACGATAGTTTCCATAATTCTCCTCTCCCAATTCTGCTAAATATATCTTCACAATCCCAGTCCCCCTATTCTTTGTGGTTTGAAGGGCTGGGGATAGGTAGGCATATTTTTTTCTAAATCTAAAAAATAAATTATGTTTAATTCATCCCTCTGTTTATACTGATTACAGATACCTTTTTCGATAACTTCCTCCACCTCCTTATCACCATTCTTATTAGCTTTCCCATTCCAACACTCATTGTCTTTTAACGTATACCCTTTTTCTTTAACCGATTTGAATTTGGAAACTCCTAATTTATATCCCTTATGAGTAAAATATTTCAGGATCTGCTGCCGCTCCAACTCAGAAAATGTTGTGATGTGCTGACCCTCTTTCTTGACTGAGGAAGAGCGGGTGGAAACATCAACTTTTAAAGGAGAAGTTTCATAAGAGTATTTTCCCTTCCTGAATTTAGGGACCATCACTCCCCCGAACCGTCCGGTCATCACCCATGAAGTACTATCAACTGAATACCAAGGATACCTCAACATCAGATCGAATGAGGTCATTCCGAATCCATGCACTCTGACTTTTGGTTTGTGGTCTTTGGTGTTACAAATGTATTCACCGAAAATTTTGTCCAACCATTTTATTAAATCGGCTGAAGAAATGGGGACCATGCCTCCAAGACTGACGTACTCATAATTTTTGATATAGTCTTTGAGATAAGAAATGTCTTCTCCATAATGAAAACAGGGGAGGGGAGATAGTCCGGCTTTTTCCATCTTCTTTTGATTTTTTAATGTGGCTTTGGGATCACCGATCACATCGAGGTTGGCATACACCTCGATATACTTTTCATACTTCTTGATGAAGGCAATATAATCTTTCAGGTTTATTTCTTCTCCTTTTGCCCATGCAGAGAATGCTCCTGAATCTAAAAAGATATTAAGTTTTTTCTTTTTCAATTTTTCCCTCCGTGAAAGTAAAATTTTCACTTTATCAATCTCATCAACTCCTCTCGCGCCCGACCATCTTCCATGAATACTCCTTTGAGGGAGGAGGTGACCATAGTTGAATTTTGTTTCTCCACCCCCCGCATCCTCATACAGAGATGATTTGCTTCAATAATACAGGCAGCTCCCTGCGGTTGTAAATAAATCATCAAATCAGTGGTGACCTGATCCCCGATCCGTTCCTGTATCTGCATTCGTCTCGCATAGATATCAATGAGTCGGGCGAGTTTGGATATCCCGATAATTTTTTTATCAGGGATGTAGGCGATATGGGCTTTACCAAAAAAGGGCATGAGATGATGTTCGCAAATCGAATAAACCTCTATTGATTTTAATAGAACTATTTCATCATAACCATCAGAATCAAATGTAGTCATGACATCTTTAGGATCTTGAGAATATCCTGCAAATATATACTCCCATGCCTTTGCAACTCGTTTTGGGGTATCCTTTAACCCTTCCCGTTCTGGATCTTCCCCAACAAGTTCAATCATCTTCCATATACAATCTATTGAATAAGCATAAATTTCATCATAAGTTTCTTTAGTCAATAGTCAACCCTCCACCAGAGGATCTTTGATACCTGCTTCTTTAAATCCGTTAGCCCTTATTGCACAGGCAGGACATTTACCACAGGGGGGATATTGACCCTCGTAACAGGTATGGGTATGTTTGTACCAATCAAGAGTTCCAAGATTATCCATCATCTGTACTGTTTGGGCTTTGTTTATATTCATGAGAGGAGTGTGGATAATAATTTGATAATCAAGACAGAGATTGAGGGCATAAGAAATAGCTTTTATTGAATCATTTCTACAATCCGGATAGCCAGAATAATCTGTTTCGCATACTCCTGTATACAAATCATGAATATCCAGTTGATAGGCTTTCGCTGCAGCAAACCCAAGAAAAATATAATTTCGTCCCGGGACAAATGATGCCGGTAAATTTTTATTTTTTGAATGGGGTTTATCGATGGTGGAATCTGTTTCAACCAAAGCCGATCCCCCCAGATGTTGAAGGGTGGGAACAAATAATGTGAAATGAAGTTGAGCCTCCGCAATCTGAGAAAGTTTTGCGGAGCAGGTAAGTTCTCTTTGATGACGTTGTCCATAATTAAAAGCCAACGTATAAATTTCATCATAAGTTTGTTTTGCCAAAGAGAGGCAGGTTGCTGAATCCTGCCCCCCTGATAAAAGTACCAATGCTTTTGTTTTCATAACCCTCCTTTTATTTTATTGAATAAGCTCCCTTGTCACTGATGACAAATTTGACTTTCTTTTCCTTCTCCATCCGGAGAGGTCTTTTCTTACCGCTGATTTGTGCCTTGATGGTTTTTTCCATACCGACAGTATCACGATCAGGGAAACGCTTTTCCAATTTGGTCAGAATTTTCTCTTTTGTGATTGGACCGCTTTTGATGAATTCAAGAATGGAGGCAATCACTCCAGGACCTTTTGATTCTTTTTTCTTTGCCGGTTCTTTCTTTGCAGCGGATTTTTTCTTGGCAGGTTCTTTCTTTGCAGCAGGTTTTTTCTTGTCTGCTTTTGGAAAGAGCCCATTGTAAAAATCGGAGAACTCTTTATTGATTTTTGCCTTGCTGGTATCCAGCTCCTCAATCTTGAGGATGAACGCTTCGATCATCGCGATGGTTGATATGGCAACGATCTTTAACTTCGTGCCGTGGGTCTTGTTCAGCTTTGTTGATATTGCCTTGATCTCTTTGTTCGGAACCTCTCTTGCCAGTTCAACTTTTTCTCCATTTAATGTTGCTTTCATGATGCTGCCCTCCTTTGGTTTTGGTTTTGTTTTTTGTGAAACACTCTCAACTTTTTATGATACCATTATACCACAGTTTTGCCAAACCATGAAAAAATATTTTCACACCTCCTTTTCCGCATTTTTCCAGATATATTTATGGAGTTGAAGATTGATTATAATATTATCAAACAGTTTGTCCTTCTGTATCCACTCGACAAGGGTCTGTGGCTCCAGACTACCATGCATGGGGGAGAAAGCAAAGTAAGGAGGATCAAAATTGCTGTTATTTTTTATAATTTTTTTCATCGCCTTTTTTGCTATTACATAATCCCCCTTGCATGTTATGACAAACTTTACAAAATCCTGATCATTCAGATCCTCCAAAAAATTCATATTGATCTGTTTCTCTTTCACCCCTGAACTTGGTAGTTTGTAGTCCACCACCCAGCAGTCAATACATTGTATGAATTCCTCACCATCGATCGTCCCATTTGTTTCAACAGAGATATCATACTCTCTAGCTTGTAATTGCTGGCATAATTCTATGAACCCATCTATCTGCATCAACGGCTCGCCCCCAGTGATGGTGACCTTTTTACACCCGAACGTTTTTACTTCCTTTATGATCTGGGCAACCGTCATCTCCTTCCCGCAGTTCGGATCCTGAGCGTACAGGGTGTCGCAGTAGGAGCATTTTAAATTGCAACCGGCAAATCTGATGAACGTGGTGAAGCCTCCCTGATGAAACCTGTTGACCTCCCCATCTATGGAATTGAATATTGAGTAGATTTTTATTTTCTCAGCCATCGATTATGATCTCCCTCACAAGAGGTTTGTAATCGATTGGGTAATGACAAATGCTTCCTTCATGTAAAGAAATGCACTGAATAGAGTTATCTTTTATTATTCTTGTTTTTACTAATCTACAACTATTTTCGTTTTCAAATATAGCCCCGTCTCGCAGGTTCTTCAGTTGGACTCTGGTATCTTTGGGTTTGATTTTAAAATCGATGTATGAGAACTCTTTATTCCATTTACAGTCCTTGCAGAATATTCCATCACAATCGACTTCATCATTATCTGCAGCAGTACAAATACTATCGATATTAGGATCATTTTTTGCTTGTATAAAAATATTATTAATAACTGGATGCTTTAAATGTTCACCACCGGGGGTTTTCTTCTGCTTTGATACTTCTATATAATGCTCACAATCACCACACTCATTCTCGTCTCCACAATCGATTTCATCATGACCAACTGCAGAGCAATAATAATCCTCTTCATTTCTCTTTACTTCTTCGTTAATTATATTTTCTCGATACCACTCGGCATAGCTATCGGAGGTCTCATACAACCGGACCCTGATGAGGTGATCACCAAAATGTTTCCTTAATACTTCTATAATCCACTTGACCATGTTCTCGGCTGTGGGCATCTTGATCATCCTACGCATAGTTTGAAAAACTTCTCCCCCATAATCACATAAATTTAAATCATTGATGTTCTGATGATCAAGTATATCAATCACATACTTATTAATAATTCTTTTCAAAATACTAAAATCACATACCATACCTTCCTTCTCTCCATTTTCCCATACTCCATCCACCTCTACTTCCAATGTCGCATTGTGCCCATGAGGGGTTTTGCACTTGCCATCATACTCCGGCAGGTGATGACCATAGGAAATGTCACGAAATATCTTGGTTACTGTCAGCATAGTTCTTTCCTCCTTCTATAAATTAATGACTGTTTTTATTATTTCCTCTCTGACATCTTGAGGAGTTTTAATATCCTCTTTTTTCATTCTTGATAATGCTGGGTCGTGGTTATAGTATTTTTCAAATATTGATTTATATTGATGAGAACTTATACTCAGGTATTCCTCGACATAACTTTCAAGGAATACATTGTCCCCATCGGTATTGAAAAGCCATATTCGCTTTAGGGTTTTCTCATTTTCATATCGTACTATTGTTATCAGCACTTTACTTCATCTATGATTTAGTTGTCTTAAAAGATTTTTGTTTATGCTTTATCCATAATTTTATAAACTGTTCCAGTTCATCATCATCCTAAAGAAGCGATAGTTGTCTTTCCCGATTTATATGGAGCAATGATTTTTATTTGTACCTTTTTCTTTTCCATGATCTTTGCCCTCCTTAAATTTTATTTTTTATTATACTATAGTTTTACCAAACTATGAAAAATTATTTTTTACTTGAAAGAGCCAAGATTAACCTGCCCTGTTTTTATGTCCTGTAATATCTTTACCGTCTCCCCCTCATAGAATTCCATATGCCTATGGATCATAGTACCTATCCTCATCAGACCATCTTGTTTCTCATCTGGGATCTGATTCAGGGTATGCATCGCCTCGACATGCCCTAGCTTTCCTGCCCATCGTGCATTGTGTTTATGGGTAACGATATAAGCATCCAGAGCCTCTTTAGTCAGCTGAGTACCCACAACAAACAGAGCATGTCTTTCCCCCGCTATTCTCCCTGCTGACATCCATGTCTCATCTTCCTTTTGTATTCCAGTTAAAGAACTATCCTCTGGTTTTGTGATATCCATATGGTCAAGAATAATCATATCAGCAGTAAATCCCTGAGTTGCTTCTAATATATTAAGGTTATGATCGATATCAGCCATATTAGCACTAAACTTTGGAAAGATTTTTATTTTGAATAAATGTTTATAGTATGTTTGGAATACTTTAATCTTATCAGCCACCACACCATGACTCCAAGGATCTTTATTTAATACTTTGAACCATGTGGCAAACTGATACTGCTCCCTATTCTTCGTTCGACAATAGTCACATGGTATATAGTCCTCTGGGGCATCTTTGAACTTTGGTTTTGGAGATTCTTTGCTGGCAAAAAGTTTCTCGGAGCTTTTCCTATTCTCAGATTTACAATTACCAAACTGATTCCTCTGGCAATCAAATGTTGGGTATAGCAGATCACCTCCCTCTTTTGTTCCCAATCCGGTTATTCGTTTATATAATCTCTCAAGTACTTGCTTCTCGGTCATCTCAAGTGAGAAGAACACCACCCTTAACCCCTGTAATATTCCCATGATGGCATATTCCTGCAAAAGCCACGACTTCCCCCTCTTGTAAGGACCCGCTATTCCAACCAACCATCCCCTCTCATATGGACCAAGAAACTCCCCCAGCTCTCCCGGAAATTTAAAAAAACTACTATCCTCATCCCGAAATACTTTTTCGACGCTCTCCTCACTGAATGGATCAATCCATGTGGAGGTTAGCTTCCCCACTTTCTTAAACTGTATAACAGCCTTCTCTGCATCCACCAGATTATCTCTTGTGAGTGAGTCCTTGATGTTGGCAGATATCAGTTCCAGCTCCCTCCTCTTGAAATAATCAATGGTCTTATCAACCATATAGTCAACATTGATCTTATCATCCTTCCCATACTGCTCAGAGATATCCATCAGCAGAGTTTCAATAAGAGCCTGTTCAGGTTCTTTTAATTTTTCTTTTTTACTCAGGTATATATCTTGGATATTATCAAAGGGGTTTGTCTCATATGCCCCCCAGAACTCAATCACCCATGATGCTACTCTTCTCGCATAACTATTGGCAAAGTAATTGGGATTTATCAGTGGCATGATTTCCTGAAGGAAATCTTTTGATACGATCATTGCCATGAGGATTCTCTTCTCAATCTGGGAATCGACTTTCCTTATTCTAAACTCCATAGATTATTTATCCTTTTTTCTAATATGATGATCTATTGCAGTTATTGCTTTCTTTATTGTGGTCAAGTTCGAAATTGCCAAATACTCTTCACTTGTTAAATTTTTTATTTCTTCCACGATACAACGCCCTCTAGCCACTATCACTTTTACTTCTCTCCAATATTCTTTATAGAACCTTGCATATCCCATTATTGATAAATTTTGTCTTCCCTCTGCCAAAATATCTCTAAATATTACCCGTACTAGTGCTATTGTAATACCAGAAAAATTCCTTGAAAAATTTCTTCTCTTAATACCAGACAAGATTCTTGAAAAATTTCTTCTATACATCAGTTCCCATTTGTAAACTTGTTCAGCATCCTCTTTATTTTTAAATCCATGAAACCCTAATTCATATAAATAATCTTCATCAACCCATTTTAGTATATCTTTTTTTCTAATGGGGGCTTCCTCCCATACCCCAAACCTTGCCGGAGAATTACATCGGATTCCATTGTAGTTTCCGTATCCATGTTTTTCTACAACTACCCATGCCTCTTGTTGATTTTTCAGATACTTCCCGTTTTTGATTTGTTCATCGGTCCTACAATTATTTATTGTGGTTAAACACATACCTCTTTCCCCCTCTCTTTTACTTCACCTATTGCCCAATAATAAAATTCAATTAAATTCATGTGATGATTTATATTCTCACATATCTGTTTCCAAGTATCCTCATCGGCATCACAAAATATGACTGCATCAGAGCAATGAATAATACCACTCCCCGGTTCATCTTCGATTTTATCCCATATAATACCACCACAAAACGGATCTACTTCGGGAGCCCAAGGACTAATTTCACATTCTAAACAGGAATTTTTTGCTATTTCACAAAATGGGCATCCAATATTTATTGCTCCATTAATTTGAAACTTCTTTACATCGAATCGTTCCCTAGTTTGCTTTATTACCTCCTGACGTTTTTGTTTGGTCATCATCACATAGTCTCCCTAGTTATAAGAATCGCATGTTGGACATGCATGTATATTTCTTTTCTTTGCTTACCTTCTTTAGGAACTTACTAACCTTCCACTCTCCCGATTGTCCTTCCAGAATTTTAACTTTGTTTTGATTGTAGATTGTTCTCATGGTTATTTTCCTCCTTGCTGCGAAATATTTTTCGACAAACTCTCTAGTCGATTTAACATTGACAACTATTGAAGCTGTGTCCATTTTTTTAGGCGTGTACTTTCTTTCACTGTCATAGTCCCAAAACAGACAAGCCTGAAAGAACTGCTCATCAAATCCCTCGGCTATCCTATGAAAATACCATTTATCTCCAGTCCGCTTAGAAATAATAAATATTATTTTTGGGTCAACATGAGCATAACTTATAAATTCTTTAATCTGTTTTTGTGGCATCATTCCCCTTATTTGCCAGCAAATAAGCAAATCAATTATGTTTTTCTTGTCATATAATCTCGTGACCCCTTGCCCTGTTGATTTTTTCCAAGGCTCAATTAGACCTTTATCAACAAGGTCATTAATTTGTTTTTTCCCAAGAGCCGGAATAATTTTATTGATTTCTGATGGTGTAAATACTTTCATATTTCCCTCCCTTTATCTTGTCGGATTATGTTTATATTAACGTGATGTGCTAATCTTGATCTGTTGCCAGATGATCTCTTTTTCTTTGGTCATTGTTAAGCTCTACCCAGTTTAGTATAAATTTTTCTTGGTGGGGGTGGTGGTAATACCAAAGACTTTTTATGTTCGATCTTAAATTTACAAATATCGTTTTTTTCGTTTACCCACTCAATGCATTGCCTCCCGATAAAATATTTCTTTTTAATTTTTTCGTTAAGACAGTTACCGAAGGATTTGTAAAAAATACAGTTCGGATTTATCATTTATTGTTGCAATTTTCAATACTACAAAGTTGTGGTTCTTTTTTTCTTTTTTCTTTAAGTAAATTTTTCCTTTCTTCTATTTGTTTTTTAGTTGGGAGGGGTGTTCCAAATCGCATAAAATTCAGCATAAGTAAGAATTGCATTTTGTTCATTTGATTGCTCCTTTCCTATTGCCCAATAATAAAATTCAATTAAATTTGCATGGTTCTCCTTAGTTAAATTTTTATTTCTTCTTATGTTGGTTTATTTGGTAGCTCCCTGTTTGGGATCTCACTACTCATCTCATAGGGGTAAACTATCCAATCTTTGTTCTCAACTTTCTTGATGTAGATATCAGGAGTAACAATACTTCGTGATTTGTAGTGAAGGGTGGCTGTAAAGAATGCTTCGCTGTAAGGCTTCAAAGTTTTTCCTGTATCCGCTATATCATCTACTATAAGAGTTGTTTGATCAAAAACAATATCTGCTATTGGAATATTAAGATAATGAGAAAGATAAACCGCAATGATGGATCCTCCCCTTGGTATGCCATAAACTTTTGAAAACTTCCTTTCTGTTTCCTTGATCTTCTTTACCAGTTCTAATATCAAATTATGATATCCCTCTGGTGAAATTCCCCATTTTACCCATTTTGCCATGATTTGGCCTCCATATTTAAGTTTTAAACAGTTGTTTTTCTAAACCCATAGTCTCATACCTTTTCTAAAAGATAATCGATTGGAGAGCAATCTAAGGGGCTAAATCAGAGATTTAAAGATATATCATACCCCCTATTTTCTAGCCCTAAAATCGATAGTTTATATCTAGTATAAAACTATATAAAATATTATCTCCATTGGTATCTTCCCCAGCATTTCTGCCAATGAGGTTTTTGTAACCATCTCCCATACCTTCTGCAGAGTTTACTCATCTCATCATTATTATCTTCACAGATTTCATCCCAAATGTCATGCCATACTGTGTTGAATCTAATTCCATTTGGTTTATAGTCAAAAGCATCAATATGGTTAATCTGTATTTTTTTCTTGAATTTTAAAAATGGAGCAACCAATTTAATTACATCTTCAGATATTTCATTAACTATAATTTTTTTAACTTCTTTCTTTCTCGCACATACTATCACAACCATTCCTATTCCTAAACCATTAATCAAAACATTCCCTTTAGCTTGATAAATAATTTCCAAATGATCAGAAATTTCTGCTGGTGTATCAGACATAATAAGTCTATTGGTCGCGACCAATTTTGTATAAGTTCCCGGTTCAATACTTCTTTGAAACATATTTGAAATATTAAAACTAAAAGCATCTTTTTTATTAACTATAAATTTTTGGATTTTAAAATCCCCTGACTGACCTTCTGGAATGTTGACTTTGTATTCTTCATAATATTTCATCTTTTATCTCCTCCTTGTTAAAAGATAGCCCCTATCATCGAGCCATTTATGGACTCGTTCATAATACCACTCTTGTAGGAACAGGTTGGTGGATAGTTTGATGTTCTCCATATCATCCGCAACATTAAAACAGAGATCCACTTTTCTCTTTGATGAGCCCTTTATTGCTCCATCAAGTTTATGATCATGTTTGGCGAAGAACTTCTCAATCCTGATTGATGCGTTCACGAGGTTTATATTAACGGTTTTGAGATTCAGTTTTTTCTGCAGGAGCTGAACTGTCTTTGGGTAGGGATTCCCTCCAGGATTTTGTTCCAATCGTTTCGGGGTGTAGGTGAGATACTTGATGAATCTGCTGTAGTTCCCATCTTTAGCCCTCTCGTTAAAGAGAAAAGAGTCGAGGGCAGGTCTGGCGAGTTTTGATTTATCAGCAGGGGAAAACGATTTGTCAAAAACCAGCTCATAATTATTAACAGACTGTTTCCATTCATTAAGAGTAAACTCCCTACCAACATGATCTTCATAGTTAGGAACATTCTCAAATAATTTTCCATTGATAAGATCAAATAAAAATTGTTTTGCTTTCTTATAGGTCTTGGTCTGCCTCCCATGTTTAACAGTAAACCCTTTCTCATACCAGTAATCAAGATAAGGTTTAATTGTAAGAGAAAAGCTTTCCCTCGATTTCTGTGAAATCGCAATATCATCTTTAGATGATTTATCTCTATTCTTTTTATTTATATTCTTATTATATGAGTCATTAAGTTTTTTAAGAACTAGTTCTTTAATTTCTTCATGGCTAGTTCTCAAGTTTTTTAAGAACTGGGAATTTCGATATTCAACAATAAAATCTTGGAGGTGACTTATATTTTGGATGTTGATTTTATAATACATTTTACAGGGAACCCCCATCATCTTTGTCTCAACAAGATTTAATTTTTTAAGCAGTTCAAGTGCCTTTCCCTGTTGGTATGGGGAGAGAAATGTTTCCTCTTCAATCTTTTCTTTTGTGCGGAAAAAATAACCGTCTTTTAACTCCCCCCTCTTTTTTCTATACTCCCACCTGCTGGATAGTTCTGCGAGCAACAGGGTTGGAGTTAATCCTATCCCCATACAGATAGTTTTATTTATCTGCCAGAAGGATTTCCCTGTAAACATCCCCATCCATGATTCATCATTTGATGTTATTTGTTTTGTCATATCTTTATACCCCCACTAAATTTTTCTTCACATATAATACATCCGCCTGAGTTAATGAAGCAGGATCATCATAGTCATATCCCATAGGATCAACAACGAATGTCTCTGTAACAAATAGAGAAAGATCCTTTGCGAGCATAAGGGCTTCTTCCCCTGCTTTCTTATCAAATAGAATATACAACCTCTTGAATTTTTTTTGAGAGAGCAGGGCAATCTGTTGTTGTGTATACTGAGTTCCAAATAGAGCCATAGTATTATCCCCCATTCTCCACACATCAGTCGGACCTTCTAAAATTAAAGCTGTCTCCCCATTACAGTTATCCAGATTATAAATAGTTTGTTTGATGGGGATAATGGATCTGTTGTTCGGGCAATGGCTGTACCGCTGATCCCTCATACCTGTTACATCTCTCGTGGTAAATGAAACCATTTCCCTGTTCATGATTATGGGGATAATGATCGAGTGTTTATATTTTCCCACGACACTACAAAATCTGATCCCATATTTTGAGCATAGGAATCCCACGTCAAAATTTCTTTTCTTGAGATATCGTTTGTGATTTTTTGAAGGTTGATCAGAAGCGTTGGATGGAAGTTTGAATAGATATTTTTGTTGCAGAGATAAAGAGGAAAGGGGCTCGGGTTCTTTGTCCTGGTCTGAGAACTTATTTATGATGTTTCTTATGTTACTTATGGAGTTCTCGATCTCGGCTATATACTTTGTGATATAACCTTTATTACCACATGACCAGCAGTTGAACCCGAGCCCCTCAATGTTGATGCCAAGGTGTTCGGATGGGTCACCACACCAAGGGCAGTTCACCTCGACCCATCCGGCACTGACATTCTTTCCAGTTGTTCTATAGGAGATATTTCTATCTTCCAGATACTCGATGACATTAAACATAGGATTATTTTTATAAAAAATTAATATAACCTATTATACTTTACTTTTACCAAACCATGAAAAAATATTTTTATTTCCTTTTCATTATGAATTTATAAGCTTTGCCCATACCCCTTCAAAACTTACTTGCTTGTCTGGTGGTTGGTTCTATATTTGCGTCTTTGCAAGCACTTTTAAATATATCATTTTTTTCTGAATAGTCTTTGTTAGTCATAATCTTTTCTCCTCCTTAATTATTATTGGTTAACTGCTTTATCGATAACATTTAGTTTCCTGACAATAACCTTTGCCATGTAGGCATCAATCGTTCCCTCCAGAACCAGATGTTGGACCAGTACTGAGTTCTTTTGTCCAATTCGGTGAAGTCGATCTTCCGCCTGTTGTAAATTTCCAGGAACCCAATCAAGCTCCGCAAACACCACAGTGCTTGCAGCGGTCAGGGTTATCAAAACCCCGCAGGCTTTTATTGAGCCGATAAATAGTTTTGTTTTTTTATTCGTTTGAAATAGATCAATCATGTTTTGTTTTTTCTTCTGGCTATCCCTTCCGGTAACCTGTACAGCATGGTTTCTAAATTCATTATGTATTGCATCGATCACATCATGATGGTGAGCGAACACCACAACCTTATCAGTTCCTTCCAGAACATTCTGCAGGTGCTTTACTACATAAGGAACTTTGGCGGTAGAGGTAACCCGTCGGAGTTTAGAAAGTTCATTTAGTTCCGGCAGAGACATAGAGTAATCCATATTTTTTAATTTATCTCTGTACTGTTTTTCATCAGAGGTTTCTGTGGATACCTCGATTGCTTTTTCAAGTTGTTTGATTACCCTATTATATTTTTCTGTTTTTGCCTGCTCTGATCTAACAACTTTCATCAGCCCGTTTGAGGGTAGTTCTATTACCTGTCTGACCTTGTCTGGGAGTTCTTTCAATACATCTTTCTTCATTCTCCTCACCATAATATTTTCTCTGAGGACCGATTGAAGCTCATCAAGATGAGAGGCTCCATCAAAATCCCATCCCCATCTTGTTTGTTTTGCATCACAGTATCGATAGGCATATTTAATAAATGATCCCAGCCTCCCATCCATCAATCTGTTTGCAATATAATAAAGTTCTTTTGGTCGATTAACGATGGGAGTTCCGGTAATGAAAATACTTCTTTTTGCTTGGATGGGTGGGGTGGGTTTTTCGATATCCTTTTTCTTTTTTGTTTTCCGGAACTTTCTCATCCCGTTATCGTTCCCGAGGATAGCCTTTGTTCTTTGGGTATCTTCCCCTTTCAGAAAATGACATTCATCGGGGAGCAACAAATCCCATTCTCGATTTTGAATTTTTTTAATATTTCTCATGACTATATCATAGTTTATTATGACAATGTCAGAATTGGGAAACTGTCCTGAGTATGCAATATCGATGGAGAGTTTATTACTTACTAACCATTCTTCCAATTCTCTGGACCAGTTTATTTTACCAGTTGCCGGACAGATGATAAGGGTATTTTTAATTTCTCTCTGAAAATAATTCATGACCCCGATCGCCTGTATGGTTTTCCCCAGTCCCATTTCATCGGCTAACAATGAATTTTTTCTCCGCAACATATAATCTATGCCAGCTTTTTGAAAATCAAAATACTCTTTACCCTCTGGGCATGGAATAATAATAGAGGATGATGATGCTTTGGATTTTTTAATTGCTGATTCTTTTCGCCCTTGGTTCTTGATCACAGCATCCCTGATGGGTTTATAGGATTTATCAAAGATAAGTTTCTTTGCGAATATGGGCAGAGGTTTCCTCAGTTTATTTGCGAGATTAAAATACTCACTATCCTCTATCGACCAACATCTTTTCTCGGGATTCCATTTGCGGGTGGGTGGAGGCAGTGACTTGATGATAGCCACCGCCTCTTTGTTATAGGGGATCCTGATGTTGATTTTCATCATACCCTCCTCAGTTGTTGTGGAGATATTGTTTGATTTCCTTAAAAGTCCTTTTGATGGATCTGTGCTTCCACCCTCTTTTTTTATGGAAGAATGTTTTCAGCAGAGACTGGTTTAATCTAAGAGGTATACCAAGAGTTCTCCGCAGTTCGGCAGGGCAACTGATTATGATGTTTATTACCTCTTGTGCTTCTTCAGACAGGGAGTAGAATGTTTCCATGTTTATTATCTCTAATAGTATTGGAGGGGTGGGTGAGTAGGAGTTCGGGGAGTGAGTAGAATCCTCATACTCCTCTGATGCTGCTGCAATACAATTCTCAGAAAAACTTTTTATCTCTTCTCTCATATCATAGATATTCAGTTGTTCATTATCGTCATACATGGCTTTTCCTCCCTTGGCGTTTGATTAATGGTGAAATGTAAATGGATCCATCACTTTCCAACATTTTTCCGATAGGACATTTTTTGCACCCGTTGAAGTCTTTAAAGTTCACGATGTTTTTGAAACGATGAAAACAAACGGTTTTATTAATTCTTCTTTGGATATGTTCACACCAGAAGTATTCCGCCATCACAAACTTTTTACATGATGGATGATCGTAGTCGATCTCAGTTCTCTTCCCCGATGTATGGCAGTAGCGAGAGTTTGCGAGCCGGTGTTTTGATGGAATCTCCTCAAAGGTCTGACAGATCCCACAGGGGGGATGAAATATATTTTTCTTTTTTCTTTTCGGCATGGTCTTACCCTTCTATTGTTTTTTCAATAATGCCTCCAATAATTTAAGATTAACAAAATTGCTAATGCTGCGTCTCTCCTTTTTTGACTTCTCGATGATTGCGTCATGAACCTCTTTATCGATGGTGATGGTGATGGTTGGTTTCTTGTTCAGTTTCTTTTTTGTCATAAGAGTTCTCCTTTCATAAAATTATTATTATAAGGGTTTCTATTAAAAAGTAAAGGTAAATAATTATTCTTATTTACTCATAAAATTCGATTTAAGAGCTTGTAATTTTGAGTGGGTGTTCTCCTATGGGTGACCTTGAGATAGTCTGTCCTACGGCAATCCTGAGCGATTTATCAAGCATATTAAACATCCATGAGAGGAGTTCAACGATACTTAGTTGATCCTCTCAAAGAGATTTAAAAGTCAACTGCTCTTTTTAATGAGCTGGATTTCTTAAACTCGGTGGTGATCTTTTTCATTCCATCTTTAACTTTGCTCTGAAATGAATCTTCTTTGAAATCCTCCTTCTCAGATGTTCCAATGAGACCGTAGCAATCGGAGACCAGTCTTTTTAAATCTTGGTTTCTGGTGATGTTCAGAGCATCAAAAGTTGCACCGAAATTCTTGATCGTCTCAAGGCGGCGGGCGTTCATGGGCTCCCCTTTTTCGGCTTTGGTTTTGAGTTCATTTACGATCCCCAGAAATTCAGTAGAGATGGATGAGAGTGCTGAATCAAGAAATTCCCGGATCTGTTTCTTCTGCTGATCAACTTCATTTTGATACTGCGCGCTGGATAGGATCCCGGTTGATTTCGATGGCATGGTAATGACAAACTTCATCCACTCGATTCCGAACTTACTTCTCAAATCTGTAGGTGATGGGTAGAGATCCTCATCGTACAATTCCGGATCAACCTCTTTCCATGCCTTCTTCAGTTTCGGGTAAGCCTCTATAAACTCTTCAACGGCTTTATCAAACCCAGCCTTGATTTCCTGCAGGCGACTTTCCATCCATGGCAAAATTCCTTTCGGGACGAAGACAACCGAATCCATATTTAAAAATGAATAACCTGCTTTGCTCCTGTTTCGGCTTTTGCTCCTCTTGACGGTATTGCGAGCCATGTTACAGAAACAACGGATGTCTGCCAGTGAGTCAGGATCGATTAATGTTTTAATTCCATGAATCACATCCTCATTTGCTTTGAGTTCTCCTTCTCGCAGTTTGGAACTGGTTGCCTGCCAGCATCGGGTATTCAGCCTGACAAGGACCCCCTCTGTAAAAAGATGTTCCACAACTTTGTCATCATTCAGGTAATCAAATTCTTTTGCTTGGTTTGATTTACTCATAATCTTTTCTCCTTTTTGGTTTGTGGGATTAAATTTCGATGCTTCTGTTTGTTGTTTTTGTTTTGGAAATAATGGAGCTTGTTATCGTACGACCCTTCGCCCATTTGCGAAGATTGGTGATCTCTGTTTCCATTGTCTTGCTTACCGGAACGATAAAGTTGCTTGCTTCTTTGGTTGAGGTTTCCATCATGGATGCGATACGACAACAGGATTCGATTTCTGCCCCTGTCCATCCCTCCATATTTGGTTTGCTGTTGACACCATATTTTTCCTGATAGAGTTTCAGAATATCTGCTTTCTCCTCACTGCTCGGTAAATCGATGAAGAAAGGTGCTGAATCCCATCGACCTGCCCGTATCCATTCAGGAGGAAGTTGAGAGATATCATTACAGGTGGCGATGATGTATACCCCTTTTCTTTTTTCGGTATCTGACATGAACTTCAGCAGCTGGGCAAGAGCCCTCTTTGTTGTTCCACCATCGTTGCTACCTCCACCCCCGACTCCCGCCAGTGCTTTCTCAAGCTCATCGATGAGAACAATACAGGGGGCGTTCGCGATTATGATTTCAATGGCTTTCTTTACCCGCTCCTCGCTTGAACCGACCAGAGCACTGAACAGTTCGGCAACTTCAAGCTCAAACAGAATTTTTCCGGATTCATTTCCAAGGCATCTTGAAAAATGAGTCTTGCCAGTACCAGCCGGACCGAGCAGGAGAATACCCTTTGATAAAGGATGGTTGATTGTGGTGATGGTAAATTTTTTGAGATTTTCATATCCTCTCAATGTATTAAAATCCTGATCGGTCTCGATGATCTTCAGACCGGCAGTGTTCTCTACTTCCTTTGCTCGGAGTTTGGCTATTATCTTGGGATCAAGTTTCCCTTCTGTCTTAACGAGAGAAAAGCTGTAGGCGTTTTTTATCTCGGTTTTGGTCATACCCTTTGCTGCATCGACCAATTGTTTCTTTTGTTCTTCTGAGGGCTCTTCAAACTTCGGGTTGTCTCTGACTGATTCGATGATGAAGTTTAAAACCTCTCTGATCTCCTCTTCTTTCGGGAGTTCAAATTCGATTCCCTGAAATTCCTTTTTCAGCATGGCGGGAACAGTATCTTCCATCGGACCATCACCAACGATGATCAGGACATTGCGATTTTCTTTTGATGTGAACAGATCCGAGTTGCGCTGTAAAAAGGAGCAGTTCTGTTTCTCTGGTTTGTTGTAATCATCCAAGAGAAACCAGTTCCAGTTTTTTGCGATGACAATCACTCCCGGTTCCCTGAGCCAGTTGATGACCTCTTCAGGATCCTCATTGATCGAGAGATCCCAGACTTTCACCTCGTTGAATAATGAGGAATTTTCGGAGAAGGTCTTCAGCTCCTCAAACAGGTTTTCGACTGTCCGGTTCATCTCATATGTCTGGCAGTAGAAATATGAGTAACCAGCCTTTATTGCATTGATCGTTTCTTTTGTTCCCTTCATGATCTTTCCTCCTTTTGGATTGGGTGGATTATTTATTTCTTCTAATTTGATAGATAGTTTTTTTGGTATCATGTTTGATTGCAGGGTAAACATGGTCACGCAAAGTTTTGGTGATCCATTTTTTCATTTCCCTTTGAGTTTGAAATCCCCATCCGATAGGTGAGTATGAGCAGTAATCTTTTGTTTCTTTTTCTGCTTCCCATCGCGCCTGCTGGTACATCTCAGAATCCATATCGGGGCAGAGAAGAGTGTTGAGATAGTTATGAAATCTTTTCCCATACCATACAACCGATCCGCTCCAGCTCCCTCCCTGATTGTACATACCACTCAGGGATATTGAATAAGAAAAAATTGTTTCTCCATCATCGTTGGTGATGTGAAAAGAATAATTGAGATCATCCCCATATTTATTTATTTCCATGATCTTTCTCCTTTTAAAAGATTAATGGTTCAGGAGGTATGCTCTATCGCTAAAGCATATCCTCAACCCTATTAACCTCTATCGTTTGGTGAAATATGATGTATCGGAGTAGGTTCAATAGATGTTGTTCCGGTGACTTCAATTCTTGTATTACTGGTATAATCCCAATTAAGACATATTCCATTCTTCAGCAGTATGGCAACGATCATCAATCCGAGTTGCTTCGTAGAGAGATCCTTATGAAGTGAGGTGAAAGCAAGATGGACTTTACCAGTTTCCAAAAATTTTTCATTGTCCTGTCGGTGATAGAAGACATACCCGAGAACTTTTTTCTTGCCATTTTTTTCTTGCTGTTCAGCTGCTTCAGCAAGGTCATAGCTTCCACATCCCTGACAGCATGAGAAATTCTGCCTTGCGAGGATTCCCTCTTTCCTGATTTCTTTGAATGCTTGATTAAGTTTATACTTGACGTTGGTGTACATGATACGATCTTTCATAGTCTTTCCTCCTTCTAAGGTTAGTAAAAATAATTAAGGTTAAAAACTCACGAGACCAGTTCAACCGTGGTCTGTGGTTGATGGTCTCGAAAATCTTTACACTCTTTCAGTAATTATTTCTTTTTGTTTTTCTTTTTCAATAGAAAATAACTATATTATTTTCTATGGTTATAGAATCTGGAACTACCTTCCATAGAAAACTGTTCCATCTATCGACAGTTGGAGTTTGTCGAACTGATACATACCGGCATAGTTTGATTGAGTGGGTATTGACTCCAACGCTAAATTCTGTGTCCGCTATTTTCCTGCTATCACTTTCTGTTGCAGGAAAACATCTATCGTAGCGCAGCATATCAAGAGGGAATGCCCCGTTTCCTTTCACCTCAAAAGTTTGCAAGTATTTTATCGCCATACTATATCACCTCCTCTCTATGGCTTTGAAAATCTTTAATGTCCCAGTGTTCCATCTGGGTAAATAATATAAACTAGAACATGTTGTTTTTTTGCATACCGTATTGTTGCCCATGTGCCACTGCGTAGTTCTTCTTTGTACCCATCGGGACAAGCGATGAGATAATCTGTTTCATCAACAATATCATGGTTACGAGTAAGATATGGTTTTGTGGGATTGATTTCTTTTACCATATCTTCATATGGACCAGTGTCACAGTAGTTTCGATGCTTAGGATTATCCGGTGGATGAAGAATAATAGAAATAGCTAATTTCCAACATTCATAATGAGCATCAGCATCGGCTCCTTTGCAATCTCCATGATGAAGAACATCTACATTTTTTATATTATTATTGCTTACTAATATTTTATGGAGTGTTGTTTTTTGCTTGTCAGTCATCCCCTGTCGAGTACCTGTAAAACCCACATGTATTTGATTCATGATCCTCCTTTCTATGGTTTTTTGTATTTCATAAATATGGTCCCTCGCCTGTATCGGGAACATGGTATATCACCTCTCCTGTTAAAGCTGTATAGATTGTCCCCACAATTGCCCAGAATATCTCTCTGCAGTTTTTATCCTCTGGTATAGTGGGGGGATCAGAAGAGTTCTCCATTCTAATCTCTGTTATGGATATTGGTATTTCTGATTGTCCAAAACTTTTATTCAGGGGCATGAATGTAAATATGAAAATTAACAAAAATATCTTTTTCATCTCCTTTCCTCCTATGAGGTTAATAAAAAATCTTTAAACGCTTTGTTCTTTCTTTTTCTTTTTCTCCGGTCCCGCCCCGCTCATTATTCTGTAGCATTTGTAGCAGTACAGGTCTTTCCCTTTTCCTTCTTTCCTCTCAAAAAGATTTTTCTTGATCCGGCGGTTACATTTCTCGGTTGCACAGATAATTTCTGTTAATACCGAACAGTGATTTGGTTTTCTCATGATCTCTCTCCTTGGTTAAGATTAATAAAAAATTAAACATCCATGAGAGGAGTCTGAAATGAATCAGTCCTCTCAAAGAGATTTAATCTATGCTTTGACATGGTTGTGAGTATGAACGTGATGATGTTTCTTCTTCTGTTTGATATCGACCGGACCGCCAAGCAGTTCCTCAACCTCTGTGAGAAACTGATCAGCCGCCACATGTCGAGCATCCGAGATTTTGTCGGTCTCAAACTTGACCGTACCATCCTCCAGTATTTCAATATTTATTATATCAGCCATAATATTAATGCCCTCCTTCCGAAGAAAGTTTTCCACTATATGTTAGAGTATATGTTTCGTTTGGGTAAGCATCTTCTTCCCATGTTTCATCAACAGGATACCAAAAAGAAATTTCATCGTTTCTTTCTGTAATGGTTGTTCGATTCCAGTAAATGTCTTTCCCATTTTCTCTCTGCTCTTGCTTAACAATAAAATCGATTAATTTTTGATCACTTTCATCAGTACCTAGCAAGTTGTTATGATCATCTCTGAGTGAGTACATGAGATTAATACCTCCTCGCTGTCATCTTGTTTTCCGATTGGTTCCTGATGATCCACTTTTTCTTTTTGGCAATTTTCTCGACGACCGTTTTTGAATATGCTTGCTTGAGTTTGTTGAGATTGTTCTGTTCTCGGACCGGCAGATCGGCAACCCCCTCATTGAGAAGGAGCGTAATCGCTTTACCATCTATTCTTATTTCGTTGCGATGATTTTCTGTAACCGTCCATCCTAAGTTTGTGAATGTTTCATATAAGAGTTCTTTGCTCAATGCTTTGAACTTCACATTAATTGTCCTCACTTGATAACATGGCATAGTCTTTGTCCTCCATTAGGGTGTCGTTAGGGTCGTTGATGTAGCATACGACCAGCATCGAGATGATGCAGATAATAAGACAAATAAATTCCTTCACCGTGAACATATAGCTCCTTTCTTAATTATCGATTATTATGTATTGTTCTTCTCGGAATGTGAATGCTCTGATTAATGCTTTTACTTCTGCGGTCAGCAGTCTTGGGTTTACAGTTGCAAAATCGTCAAACTCAGGAACATAGTTAACTGATGTTTCGATTGTCTTTTCTACATCTCCATCAACTGTTGAAGTGGTGATCATAAAGCTGTAAAGTTCGGTATGGCAAAATGATTTGTATTTGTGGTTCTCATGCTTCTGCATAAATTCTAGTTTCATATTTTCCTCCTTTTAAGATTATTAAAATACTCATCGGGGAGGAGGGGGGCTCGGCATTACCACCATCCCCTACCCCATGAATACTCTAATTCATAATTATGATTTCTCCTATTGGTTAGAGGGTTAACGATTTAACAGCTACTCAGCATCACCAATAAAAAGTAATGCCTCCCCACTCTCAAAATCCAGTTGATACACCAACGCCATCAAGTAACCATCCTCATCCGGTTTTTGCATATAAAATCCAATCTCTTCGTTCCCTTCAAGTCCAAGGTCAACGAACAAACATTTTTCTGCTTTATGTTTTTTAGTTTCATCGAGTACTTGCTGGGTCCACCCCAACTCCTCCGCCGTTTTAATAAATACACTTGGGGGAACCAAATTCTCAAGTATTAAACAATGACCGTAACATGATCTTCCATCAAGTTCCCCAACGACTTCAGTTTTTTTACTCATTTCCCTTAACATATCTTGCAGTTCTTTTTTGTCATCCATGATCTTTCTCCTTTTAAAAGATTAATTATTAAACTTCTGTTTCTTTGATAGTGAACAATGACCATACTTTCTTGCGACCTGCCATCCGAGCAATTATTGGAATCTTTGGCTATTGTGGAGAAGTTCCTCCCTGTGTTTGATTGGCTGTTGTATGTTTGATTCGCTCTCATGTCTAAAATTATAAGTATATATATAGTAATTGCAATGCTTATTTTCAATTATTTTTGATTAGTCCTGAAATAGCCCTCTAACTCATTGAAAAGACTTATGTTATTTTTTTTCATTTTTTTTTCATTTTTCTGCAAAAAAATTATTTTCAGCCCCCAAAAAAGCCCATTTTACTCGACCTGTCTGATTTTATAAGGTAATATAACTACTTACAAGATATTTTTTCATTTTCCATGGGATTTCAACTACTTAGACCCCTTGAGATAGGTATTTATTTTTTATATTTTTTGAGATATAATTCTCGTAGCAGGCAATAAATCAACCACCACACAACAATAAATCAAGAGGAGGGGGGAGTGCCTATGAAAAATAATAACGGTAATGGATTATCAAAAAACAAAGAGGAGATAGAGGTAATAGAGAGATCGTACAGGGAGTATAGTAGATCAATTTATAAAAAAGTAAAAAATAAAAAAAGAAACCGGCTATATGACATGCTCCAATCATTTATAGTCTTGGAGATGAAGAGGTTTTTAAAGCAGAGAAAATATTTTATGGGGGAGGGAGAGCTATTGAGTGTATCATGGGATTGTTTTCTCTTTGCCCTCAATGGCTATAAAGAAAAAAATAATATTAACATTATCCAGCACACCAATAAGTATACAACCTATGGGATGCTCATCCATTTTGTCAACAAGAACAAACACCCACGACATGTCCCGTATTCAGTCATTAGCGAGTACCTCATTAGACCAGAGAGAAATATTAATCTGTACGGGATCATCGAGGAATTAAAATCAATTTACGAGGAGCTGTCAAGTGAGGATAGGATCGTGTTTGAGGATGCGCTGTTATCGATGACCGGGAATAAGGAGCAACGTCTGGAAAGAAGAGAGAAGACTAGCCTCGACATCAACACGTACCGAGAGATAAAGAATATGATGAAGGGGGAGATATCTCTAATCGTCAACGACAGGCTATAAATAAAAAAGGAGGGCAAAGATAATGAAAGTAGAAGAGGCGAGAAAACTATCCAGTAAGAAAGGGAATACGAAACTTAATATAAGGGTACAGCATACACTATCTATCGTCTATGAAAGGATAAAAGAAAGGGCAAGGGATGGGGATTATTATTTAAATTATCCTTTCAAGGGAATTGTGGAGGAGAGGGCAGTAATAGAAGCAGCCATACGGGTGCTCATAGAGGAGGACGGTTATACCCTGTACAATAGTAATAAGACCGTTGAGCAGTTAAGATGGTAGAGGGAATAATATGACAAAGAATGAGAGGGAGCAGATAAGAAAAGTCATTGGGCTTATTAACTCGGATAACCACTGGGAGGATGGGATGGATATACTCTTTGAACTGATCGGTGAACGGAAACCAACAGAGATGTTATACTCTGGTAAAGGGGTTTCCATAGAGGAATTTATTAAGAAAACAGCCATATCCGGGAATAAAAGGAATGGTTAATAAAATCAACTGTTTAAAGGGAAAATAATTTAACAATTACTGGAATGTCTTTATAACGTTAAAATAAGAATAATATGCACGGGAAAAGGGTATGAGAAATGAAGTAAATACAACAACAAAAGTATTAACATGAAAGAGGGATTCAACAGGCACGTCAAGGCTCTTCCAACCATCACATAGAATGGGGGCTGAGAAACGGTTATGAATCCCTTTTTTATTGGAGAGAAGATAAAGAGAAAAGAAGAACCCTAAGGATAAGAAATGATATTGATATTATTATATAAAGTAAAGATTGTGAGAGTGGGAAGAATAAGAGAGATCAGTATAAAGAGTGTGGGTAATAATGGTCCGAAAGATTGGTAGTAAATAAGAGAGAGAAATAGAGAGAAACAAAGCGTTAAAAACAACCGAGAAAATAGTCGAGGGTGGTTCTCACCTACTTATCTTAGATCAAAGCACTTATGCATTTCTCCATAAAACAGAACAGCAATAGGGAAAGAATAGAGAACAATGACAATAAAAGTTGATACAGACATAATGAAACAGATGGATACGGCAAAGCAGATAACAGATCGAAGGTCTCAGGGTAGGAATGCCGGTCTGACCCTGCGCAAGGTAAAGAGGGCTCTGGAGAAATGTGGGGGCAGTACCTCACTCGCGGCAAAGAAACTGGATGTTACCTTCTCATCTGTCTACTGGTGGATAAAAAACAATAAGGTTCTTCAGCTTGTGGCAAAGAGAACCGAGGAAGAGGTTTTGGATCTTGCTGAATACAATCTTACTGCAGCTCTTGAGCAAGGGCATAAGTGGGCTACTGAGTTTACTTTAAAGATGAAAGGTAAGAGCAGGGGCTATATGGATACCAATGAAGTAATCTTACCCAATGTGCCGATAACGTTTAATTACGATCTGATGACCCCCGATAAAGTAAAGCAGCAGAGAGAAGAGAATGAGGAGCAGCAGCAACCAACAATACAGTGAAGCCCGCAAATCGATTCTAAGGGCTTATAATTTTAAAGCCATAGGATATGACCTTTTCAGAGAAATAATTGATTAGAGAGCGATGGAGAGCGGTAGGATCCTTAATTTAACGATAGATAGATGGGGAAAGATAGATGGAAGCAGGGTTACAGGGCAATAATTTGATATGGAGAGAGGGAAGAATAATACCTCAACCCCCTCAGACTATCCCCCTATCAAAAAATAGCTCGTGTTTGACTGGGGGGAATGATAACCCCTCCACAGTTATTTTAGACAAATCAGCTTCTGATAAAAATACTTTATCCGATTCTTTAAACAAATCAGCTTCTGTTTCTTTAGACAAAAGTACTTCCAGAAAAAAGAATCTTAATAAAAATATTTCTGATAACAATGGTCCCGGGAAAAAGAAAAAAGTAAAAGCCGGTAATCCCATACCCGATAAGAAACAGCAGGAGGAGAGAAACATCCAGATCACTCCCGTCTTCATGAAGCTGAAGATGACATCCAATTCGAGGATAGTGTTATCAAGGGGCGGGGCGGGGTCAAGCAAAAGCCATAGTGTTTATCAGCTGATGGTTGAGCGGCTGTTTGGCGTTGGACCGAGAAAGATATTAATACTGAGAAAAACCCTGCCGTCATTAAGGGCATCGGTAAAGCCGAAGATAGACGAGATCCTTCACTCCTATAAACTGGATCGGTATGTGAAAGAGGAAAAGGTGGAGATGAATTATCGTTATGGTCGTAATCTTCTCCACTTTGGTTCTTTATTTGCCGACCCTGAGAGAATTAAATCAACAGAGTGGAATGATATTTTATTAGAGGAGGCTACGGAGTTTGATCATGCCGACTATAAGCAGCTGTTGTTGAGATTAAGGGCATCGGTCCCCAGAGGGGGTACTCGTAATCAGATACATCTTGCTTTTAATCCCATCAATGAGATACACTGGATCAAGACCGAGCTGCTTGATAAACAGACCGGTGATCTGGCTGAGATCATATCCACGTATAAGGACAATCCGTATCTCGATAAGGATTATGTTGATTATGTTGAGGGGCTGGCGGCTCAGGATCCCAACTTCCACCGGATCTATACCCTTGGTGAGTGGGGCTCGCTGGAGAATATTATTTACCGCAAATGGGATGTGGTTGACAAAGTGCCCGAGGAGGTTAGGGCAGGTATAGGGGAAATATATGCCGTTGACTTTGGCTTCTCTTCCCCGACCTGTGTGGCGAGGATCTGGGCTGACCCGACGATCATGGAGGCGTGGCTTGAGATTGTATTGTATAAACCGGGTTACACCAACCGGGATCTTATCGATAAGGTGTTGGATAAAAAGATCCCGACAGAGAACCGGAAGAGATATCCCATATATGCAGACACACAGGAGCCCGCCCGTATAAAGGAGATCAACGACAACGGTTTTAAATGTCTGCCATCGGATAAATCGGTCAGTGATGGGATTGATTACTGCAAGCGGTGGAAGCTTCATATCCTTGACAACAGCCCCGATGGGGTAAAGGAGATCAGCGGTTATTCCTACAGGGAGGATAGTAATGGTCACGTTCTGGAGGAGCCGGTGAAGTTCAATGATCACTTCTGTGATACCTTTAGATATGGTCTCTATACCAAGTACGGCAAAAAGGGGGCGAGACCCCAGATCAGGACGATGTGATATGCCGACTAATAAGTATAATGTACCGGAAAGATTATGGTGTTTGATGCAGATAGTTTTTGGATCTATGGACAATCCAAAAATAATTTCATATAAAAAATTGGAGAGATTGGCAAAACTTCCCATTAAGTTTTTTAATCCGGATACCAAAGAAGTTTATGAATGGATAGAGACAACAGGAAATAAAGATTTAATACCACTCAATAATTGGAACATGGTTATGAGTAATTAAATTTTAAAAATTGGAGGGCAAACAATAATGAGTTGTGACCGGAGATGTTTCGACCTTGAAGATATTAATTATGGATGTGAGGATTGTCCTCCCACTTGTCTTGGGAGAGATAATGGTCAGCATAGATTTTTGTTTGTGTGCGAGATGTGTAAGGGAGAAAAAAGTTTAAAGGAGATGAATATTGTGAGTGATGAACTTAGACCAGTATCTTTTTACGATCCAAATCTTTTTAAGTACAAAGAAGTATGCAACGAGTGTCATAAAGAATGTTTTAATAATCAGTAAGAAATGAATGAACAACAGAAACTCAGATACAACCAGATAAAGAAAAAGGAAAGGGAAAGAAAAAGAATAGAGGGGATATGTGTTTGGTGCTCTCGTCCTGCATTGTACCCTTATTTGCATTGTGAAAAACATTTGGCAAGTCATCAGGTGTCAGTCAATAAGCACCAAACACCTGAAGAGAAATGTAGATACATATTTGAATCTAGGAGGAAACTGAGGACAGAAGGCAGATGTACAAACTGTACCAGACTGCTCGATGAGGATGCCGATATTAAAGATAATGGAGAGATGTATATTACTTGTATCAACTGCCGCGGTAAAAATTCTGTCTGATCATTTTGAAACTTATAACAAGAGAAGTACCGCTGAATTTTAACTTGTGGATTTTTGGAGATCGTCATTGTGGTAACCCATTTGCTTATAAGAAAGGGTGGGGGAAGTTAGCAAAGAGAATGAACAGCCCTCACCGTGGGGTGGACCATAATATTGGGATTGATGTTGGGGATGTAACCGAGTCTGTTTCCATGAGGGACATTAAGAGGTTCTCACCGGCACATCTATCCAAGATACTCAAGGATAATGATATTGGTCCGGTGGCGGGGATGTGTCTGTACGAGGCTGAGGAGTACATCAGAGAAGCAAGAAAGATTGGGGCTGAGAAATACATATGTATCTTGAACGGTAACCATCCTAAACATATGTGGCCTTATTTCCAGTCCACCCAGTACGTATGTAGGGAGTTGAAAATCCCCTATGGTACTTGGAGCGCAAAGGTAACTTTTGTTACCAAGTCGGGTAGGCAGCTGTTTAAAGTTTTTGCAACTCACGGGAAGAGGACGATAAGTTCAACAGCCGATGACCCCGCAAGAAGAAAAACAAATATGGAGCTGATCCTGAAAAGGTTGTTAAAGGAAAAACATGGTGACTGTATTATCAAGGCTCAAGGACATTGCCACAAGATTTTGATTCATGAGCCGACCCATGCATTATACTTATCAGACAATGGAAAAGAAATTACTCAGCACTATTCACAGCCCCATGACTTAACTGGTAGGAGCTATATACACCCTGACCATTGTTGGTATATTTCGGGAGGAAGTTTTGTGAAGATGTATGATCTGGAGATAGAGGGGGATAGCTATAGCGAGGAGGCGGGGTACGATCCAACCGAACTTGGTTGTGTCTGTATGGCGGTAAGGAGAGGTAAACCCGTTTCAGCTGAGAAGATCATACTATGATTAAAAAGGAGATTGATACTTATGGTTGTCCTGTTGGGTTTGTTAAGATTGGACCTTTTGATTATGAGATCAGGTGGGTGGATTTTAAATATTATTTAACCCATATGTCATCTGGCCAATGTGAGTTTGATTTAAAAATACTATGGGTTGTGCATGATATGGGTAAGTGGATGATGCTTGATACTCTCTATCATGAAATCAATCATGCTGTTGAACATACATTTGGAATGAAAGTTGATAGGGAAGAAAAAGATGATGAGAAACAAAGGGCATATAGATCGGAAGAACAGCATGTAACGGTTATTTCCACTGGGACTGTTGGATGGAGGAGAGATAATTCAGAATTAAGAAATTGGGAAAATAGTTTATATGAGCAAGCGTTCACAAAGACAGATAGCTGAAGAGTGTGATAGGATTAAGAAACTCCTGCTGGAGAAGAATATTAAGTATGGCAATTCAGCCCTTGAGCCCTTGAGGATATTTTCAAAAGCAGATCCGGTACAGCAGTTAAGTGATAGGATTGATGACAAGTTAAGTAGAATAAAAAATTCTGGGTTTAGTGGAGATGATGAGAACACCGTGGATGATCTGATAGGGTATCTTATACTATTGAATATAGGATTGAGTGAGGCGACGGGGGGATCAATCAAGTGATCGAGTTTACCATATTTAGTTTACCGGATGAGGAGTATGAATATAACTGCGCCAAGAATGGGAGTAAATATTTATCAGCATTGCAGGATTTTGATAATTGGATTAATATCGAACTTGACCACAATAAAGATTTAACAAGTGAAGAGTATTTGGCAATTGAAAAATGTAGGGCTAAGTTACTAGCACTTTGTGAGGAGAAGGATTTTCCGATTTGGGAATAAGTAATAAACTAGGGAGGGCAAAAATATGAAACGAAGAGATTTTATAAAGAAAATACCGTTGTTGGGAGTGACTTCATTTTTTGGTTATAAGGAAGTAATGAAAAAGCCGGTAGAAAAATTTGATGAAGAGAAAGCCGATGAGTATGTGGGAGACTCTTTACAGAAAGAACATGTGACAAACATACTCAGAGATATTCATTATCTGAAACAAAAAGTGGGGGTGTCTATATGACAACTAAAAAGAAAGTTATGTTTACTATCTCCCGTTGCTATGACTGTCCTAACTGTTCCAAGGAGAGGCAGTATTGTAGCAAGTATGAACTGAATCTGACGTGGCACGATATGACCCAAGAGTATATACCTGAAGATTGCAAGGAGCCTGATGCTTTTATAAAAAAGGATCTACCATCAAAACAAAAATGGAATCTTACTACATCGACTGGAGAAATGATTAACTCTGTGGAGCAAAGCAGATGAATCTAACTATTAATGCTGGTGTTAAAGTTTTATGGCGTAATAAAGAATATATTACTGGTAATAGAAGGTGTGGGCAGGTTGAATTATATAGAGATAGTAAGTTTGTAAGAGTGGTATCAATAAAGAGTGTTATAAAAAGAGAACCATTGAATATAGATATGTGGGATATTTTAGGAGCTGGGATATAAATGAACTTAATGGAATCACAATTTGAGAATGTAGAGAAGAAGTCTGCCCGTGAGGATATACTGGCGGATATGAATATCAGTAAGACCAAGATACCATTTATCATTAACCCAATGCAGAGGGGTAAGGACATACCCCAGCCAGATAACCCCAAGCTTCAAGTGCAGGCATATGTGGATTGGGTCTATGTTTGTGTGAGTAGAAATTCTTCGGCAGTTGCCAATGCCCCATTGAGATTATTTGTTGCCAAGAAAGTACCGGGACGTAAACTTCAGGTTCCTACGAGAGCAGTGACGAAGGAGAAAAGAGATCGCCTGGAATCATTTGCTCATCTACAACCGTGGCTTTCAAAAGCAGTAGAGGTTGAGGAAGTGGTTGATCACCCGTTCCTTTTACTCATGCAGAATGTGAATGCTTTTATTAATCGGTTTGACTTGTGGGAACTGACCCAAATTTATCTTGAGCTAACAGGGGATGCTTTTTGGTACATCGCTGATGATCCAACTTTGAAGATTCCTAGACAGATATGGGTACTGCCAAGTCAGAACATGAAGATTGTTACAGATGATAAAACATTTGTTGGTGGGTATGTCTATGATATGGGGACGATCAAGATTCCGTTTGATATCCACGAGATCGTTCACTTTAAATTTGGATCTCCAACGAGTATGTTTTATGGCTATAGTCCTCTGGTTGCGGTCAGGAAAACATTTGTTATTGATCAGCAGGGGCAGGCATTTGAGGAAGCCTTGTTGAAGAACAATGCCGCGCCGGAAGGTGTACTGAGTACCGAACAGGAACTTGATGAGGAGGAGTTTGAAAGGATCAGGAAATTATGGAAGGCTCGGTATAGTGGGTTTGGTCGTCAGGGCAAAACCGTTGTCCTCTCATCCGGATTAAAGTATGAGAAGATAGCTTTCAGTCCCAAGGAGTTGGCATTTGAAAAGGGGAAGAAGTACAACAGGGAGATGATTGCTGCTGCCTTCGGTGTACCAATGAGCAAGATAGTTACCGAGAATGTTAACAAGGCGAATGCAGAGGCTGGTGAGAGACAATGGATTAAGGATACCATTGAGCCGAGGTTGACAAGGATCGAGGAGAAACTGAATGAGCAGGTGATACCTCGATATGATGAAAATCTGTTTGTTGCCTACGATGATCTGTTGCCTGAAGATACAGAACTGAAGATAAAGCAGAGAGAATCCCGATTGAAATATTTCTACTCCAGTATTAATCAGGAGAGAAAAAAGGATGGACTGGACGATGTTTCATGGGGTGACTTGCCACTTGGACAGGGTTTATGGTTGCCGGTCGGTACTGCTCCTCCCGAACAGGATGAAAATGTTACTGCCGCGATTGCCCAACGTATTTACCAAAAGATTCAGGAGATACAGGGAAAGAAATCAGCAGGGTATTAATAATATGGAAACTGTTCAAACAAATATAGATAAAAAATATAGAACTCAGAAATATGTCTGTACTGAGTGTGGTAGGGAAATGTTTGGTGATGAGGACTATGGATTGGTTAACGGCAGAATACATTGTATGGATTGCTATCGAATGATGTGTATCTTGATTTACGGCAAGGTATATAATTGTTAAACATAAATTAAAAAGGAGGACAAAAAATTATGGCAAAAGATGAAACGAAAGCAAAACCTAAAGTCAGTGACATCGATAAAATAATTTGTGGAGTGGTCAAAGTCGCCAAGAAAACAAAAGTCATTGATAAAGATATTGTGACAGTGATGGTTCCGATCAAGTTAACTATATTGGATCGCAAGGCTATTGCAAAGGCTGTGAAGGAAGTTGTCACTACACGACAGGTAATGGTCATCGGGAATGCCTCCTCTCTGGCTGTCGGCACGATTCGGAATCCTTTAACGAAGGCATATTGATTTGGACAAGAATGTTGAGGAGATACAAAAAGAGAAATCGATGGATGGACCATTCATCTTCAGGGTTGGTAATAAATGTGAATTAAAAAACTGTGGTTGTAAGACTCTTGACAATGCTAACTTTGATGAGATAGTCACACCATGTCATGATAAGTGTGACTGCTATATGATAAGGGATGAGTTGTTTATTCCAGAGTAAACCAATAGGAGGGCAAACCTATGGCAATAGAAAAATTTTATAAAGAAGTTCAGAAAGAAGATGAAGTATTTGAAAGAGAAAAAGTTCATAAGTATATGACTGAGTATGGAAGAGCTTTAGATTTGGTATGGGAAACTTCTATACTTGCGATATTTGAAGATATTCATGAGTTAAAAAGGCAAGTGAAAAAACAACAGAAAGAAAATCTTAAATTAATAAATGCTTTGAAGTTGAGAGGGATTATCGAAGAATACTATGAGGATATTAAAGAGTAAATGAATCTTCAAACACAACAGCTGAATACCATTCAATACGATCTAGCGGGACTTCTGGCTATGGATCTGTGCCTTGATATTCTTCTGAAAGAGAATGAGAAGCTATCTCGTAGGGAGCAGATCAGATGGTGGATGGATTTCTTTAAAGCTAATATCGGAAATGCTGAAAAGTTTCGGAAAGTATTATCGAAGATGTTTCTTGATATGGGTAAGCAGATGTTGGGGAGGATGAAAAAGAGATTTGTATACGGAGATGCTAAAGGCACTTCGTATGAGGTAATGGTAACAAAAGATCAGTTTGATAATTGGATGTTCAGCAACAGGGAGTGGACGAAAAGATTAAGAGAGGAAGGTCAAGAGTTCATGAAGGAAGTCACTGCTGAGAACGGTGCTCGGACTATGGCTCAACTTCAGACCATAGTTGGAGGTGAGCAGGCAGAGTTTATTGGTTCTTTCGCTATAGATAACCCATTGATGACCCAGTTCGTTGCAGAGAACAGTATCAAGCTTGCCAATAGCGTAATGAACTCAGCTGAGGAAAGAATTAGGAATGCTCTTGCGGTAGGGGTAGAGAATGGAGAGAGTATTACTCAGTTAAGAAATCGGGTGAAGGACCAGTTTGAAAATATGTCAGATGTTAAGGCTCGGCAGATTGCGAGAACTGAAACTACACGGGCAGCAAATGAGGGAGCCATAGAGGCATACAAACAGAGCGGGGTTGTAACAGGTAAAGAATGGGTCACCGCACTTGACGAAAGGGTTTGTTTTCCTGCTGGTACAAGAGTACAGACAAAGAATAGTTCTGTTCCTATTCAGGATATTGAAGTTGGGGACAAAGTACTTACTCATAAAGATCGTTATAGAAAAGTAATAGGTTTAAAGAGAAGTAATTTTGTTGGGAAGTTTGTGAGAATTAATTTGGGGAATTCTCGTAGAGGTAAAGGATTAACTTGTACAGCAAATCATCCCATACTTGTTAATGGAGAATGGAAGAGAGCAGATAAAATTAAGCAGGGAGATAAGATAGTTTATATAGCTCATCCTTGCAGAGAGTGTAATACTTTAATTCCTATTGATAAAAAATATTGTTCTTATTCTTGTAATGCTCAGAATTCAAATAAAGTTAGATGGTCTGATCCAAAACAGAAAGAAAAACTTGCTGAGGATAATCGAAAATATAAGAAAACAAAAAAGATGAGAAAGGCTTTTGATATAAAATGGGAAGATGAAAAATTTCAGCAAGATTTCAAAGATAAGATTTCAAAGACGAACAAAGAAGTTTATAAAAAAGGTTCCCCTTCATGGAAGATGAAAGTGAAGCAGAATAGGGAACTTGCAAAGCAACCTGATTGGGGATGGAAAAATAAAGAAAGACATGATGCTGCTTTAAAAATTGCTTTTATTAATAGAGGAAAAAATCATTTAGGCAATTCTTATCTTGAGAAAAAGGTCAGGTGGTTTTTGGAAAAGGAAAGCATAAATTTTGAACCTCAAAAATATTATAATAATGGTAAGAGGAGATTTTGGGTTGACTTTTTTCTTCCTGATTACAATATCATAATTGAGGCTGATGGTGATTATTTCCATACAGATATTAGTACTAGAAAAAGAGATAGAGAATTAAGTCAGGTTTTTACAGGACAGATATTACATTTTAAACAGAATGATATTATAAATAATTTTTCATCGTGCGCAATTAGATTAGAGGAAGCTATTGAACAACAGAGTTGCTTTATTGATATAGAAGTCAAGTCAGTAAAGAAATGGAAGGTGAGAAGGACTCAGCCGGTATATAATCTTGAGGTTGAGGAGGATCATAGTTATACGGCAAACAAGATTGTTGTTCACAATTGTCAATTCTGTCGTAAGATGGATGGTAAGGTTTTTCCTCTTGATAACCCTTTTGCAAAAGAGGGCAGTACCGTTACTGGTGATCGAGGAGGTAAACTATCGATGGACTATGGTAATGTAAATGGTCCTCCGATTCATCCATCGTGTAGGTGTACTTTGGTTCCGATGGTTGATACAGCATTGTTGGATGATATAGTTCCCTCTGGATCTGTTCCGATAGATCCTACAGCTGATTATAAAGAGCCGATGAAGATTTTTGAAACAAGGCTCAAGAAGGCAAAAGGCATAAGTGCTGCAGAAAGAAGAATATTAATAGAACAATATAAACAAGCCGATAATGAATTGCAGCAGATTGTTGCCAGAGGACCGATTCCGAAAGGGGTTAAGAGAGATTTGCCTGATAGCAAAAATTCTTATTATCACCCACAGGAAAAAGTTACTCATATGTCTCGCGTAACTGCAGACAGAACTTCAACACATGAGTATGGACATTTTCTTGATAATATGTTTTCTAAAAAACCAAATAATTTTTTTGGTACCTCCCGATCAGCATGGTTTTCTAAAACAGGAGATTTTGGAAAAGAGATAAGGAAATTAAGCAAGGAGATAGTTAAAGAGACTAAAAAGGATTTAAAAAAGTGGAAGATATATAGTCAAAATAGATTAAAACAATTAAATAAAATGTCGGATACAAAATTGAGAGATACTCTTGTGAAGATGTCCGGACAAAATGCTTTCTATGATCCTGATGCGATAAGGGTTATTGGGGAATATATAAAAGTTTTTGGAGATAAGTTTGATGATACTACGAGAAAAGGAATTAAGAAATTTATTGTCAATACCGAATATGAGGGCAGGGTAGCTATCAGAGATTTGCAAAGGAATCTTGGGATAAATGATCGTTCTGCAAAAGATATTATTTCAGCTTTATCAAAAGGTGGTCAGTCTTCTGGGCATAGTATTGAATATTGGGCTACTACTCCTTATCAAGAACCAGAAATTTTTACTCAACTTATGAGTTTAACAATAAATAATCGGGCTGAATACAATATACTTAAAAAACGATTCCCAAAATTGGTGAAGGGGTTTGAGGATAAAATAAAAGAAGCAAGAGTGATGGTAAATAAACCGATCCGAGGTGGTCAAACAGGGGTCACTGCTCCGAAACCAACTCCTTCAACAGTACTTCCCACTTCAGATATATCTCAACTTACAAGCAATGTTTCTGTTGCAGAAAATTGGGGGAAGAAAAACGCTGATGAGATTTTTAATTTAGGAAATGCTGGCAATATAGAATTTCCAGAAACTGTGACAGGTAGGGCAAAATTATTAACGGAAGCAGCAGAGGATGTTGCAGTAATGGCAGAAAAGAAAATGTTATATAAAGAATTTTCTGAGGAAGCTATTAAATCTTTTAAAAGTTGGAGTAGTGCCAGTGGTCAAGGATTGGAAACTATAGGACAAAGTCCCATTATGTCAACGGCTATGAGTTATGCAAAGACAGGTAAATTTACTTATTCAAGCGATATGGGCGTTGTAGGAATGATGTCAAATGGATCAGCAGATCAATTACTTACTATGATTAATGCTTCAAGAAAAGTAACAGATGAAGTTTTAGAATTATCTCATATAGCAGCAAGTGTTCAAAGGGAATGGTTAAAGAAACAGGGGGTAAAAGAATTTAAAGTATTTCGTGGAATGAATTCTATGAAAGCTGATGATATAGCTACAATGAAGAAAACTAAACAAATAAAAGAAATGAATGGGACTTATTGGTCGACTGATGTAAACCATGCAGGTAGGTATGCTGTGGGGGATAGTCATATACTTGTTGAAGCAACAATACCTATTGATGATGTGATGTGGTTTTATGGGGGACTTTCTACATTAGGACCAGAGTCGGGACTTGTTTCTACTGGAACAAAATTTAGAAAAATAAAAGTGTTGAGGGCATCTAAATGACAGTTAAAAATAGACGAGCTATTTTTGTGAATGGTGGTATGGCAGAATTAGCCTGTGATCATTGTAGACGTTTGAGTAAAAAAAATTGGAATAAGTGTAAGGCTTTTCCTGAAGGGATACCTCAAGATATTTTATCTGGAAGTATTGTTCATACGTTTCCTATTAAGGGGGATCATGGATTACAATTTTCTTTTATTAGTTAATGGAGGGCAAAAGCAATGGGTGAAATAATTTATGATGAAAGTTTGGATCAACTTCTCAGAATATATAGAAGGCAGTTTGGTGACATCCCAACACTTATTGGTTCTGGTCTGACCACCCAGCAGTTAAGAGATAAACTTGACAAGGCTTTCTTGACCTTCACCCCGATGGATATTGATAATGATGTGCCAAAAAATGCTGTGATATAGGAGGGCAAACCTATGGCTGGTGGTGGTGAGATAAAAGTTACGCTAGATATCGAGTCAATAGTTAAGGTGGATTGTTTTACAACTGATTGTATTTTTCAGGTTAAGGGTCCGGTGTGCCAGTGTAATTTAAAAAATATAAAAATAGATAATGGTGAATGTGAAAATTATACCCCATGTGAGAAACCGGAATGAATAGTCAAGAGAACAATAATATATATGAAATGTCTAAAAGGCTTGGGGAATATTTTGTTGAAGCTTTAAAAAAAGTAGAAATAGTAACGTGTCCCGAATGCAAACATTCTAAGGTTAAAAAAATAAATGAGCCAGCGGAAACGAGGAGATAAAGACCGACGAGATGGCAAACCATATCTTCCGAGAAATAGTTGGAAGAATGAGCATAGTAAACCACCGAAAAAGAAATGCAAGAACAAACCATTTGTTATAGAGGAGAGGATAACAAACTTCGATGAGATTGATCCTGACGATTGGTTCATAACGCTGTTTGATAGAAGTGATAAGTGGAAAAGGAGTTATCAAAAGTATAGAAGAATTGAAGATGCTACAAAGGGGTTGTTATACCTCCGAAAGAATAGAAGCACTTATTTTAATATCAGACTTGAATACAGGATAGTCGATACAAGGGAGAAAGCAGCAGCGTGAGAGATATAAATTGTTTCTTCTGTTATAACTATCGAATTGTATATAAAAGGGGTAAGGGGCAGGTGCTTTGTGCTGCTGGGAACAAAGCAAGGCTTAGTTTGAATAATAGGCTTGTCTATTGTCCTGATTATTTTATTGAATGCAACAGTTGTGGTAAGGAAGTTGAAGAGGATGATTTTACGGCAATGACTGGATCTCCAAGAGCAGGGATATACCATAATAAATGTTTTGACGAAGTAAATAGAAAATTTAACGAGAAACATGGATATATAAGTAGAGGATAGCAGCGTGATATTCGTAGCGAATGAACAATGCCCCATAGGTTTATGTGGGTTTATATATAAACTGAAGTTTCACTCAGAACATAACAGGAAATGTTTACAGTGTGGATATACATTTAGTAAATGATAATATAGCAGAGGAGATACAATGACATGAAAATAAAAAATAAGTTATTTTGCATATCTGAAGTGAAGGCGGTCAATGATGAGGAGAGGAGCATTGAGGCGTGGGGGAGCAAGCCTACTTTGGATCGAGACGGTGAAATTATTGCTACGAATGCTTGGACAAATTTAAAAGATTTTAAAAAGAAAAATCCTGTCCTGATGTTGTCCCATGATTATAGATCACTGCCGGTTGGTAGGGTGGTGTCTATTAAGGCAAGACCAGAAGGGTTGTGGTTCAAGGCTATCTTTGCTGAGACTGCTAGAGGGGAAGAAGTTTTCCAGTTGTACAAGCAGGGAATTATGCGAGCATTCTCCGTAGGGTTTATTCCGAAAGCCTTTGACGATCGGGAGAAAAAGGATGAGAAGGGGAATCCTATAAAATATCGTCTATTTAAAAAAGCAGAATTACTGGAGATAAGTTGTGTGAGTATCCCGGCGTGTCCTGATGCCTTGATCGCTGAGATAGGGGAAGGAAATATTAAAGAGAAATGTATTGTTGATACTGTGGTAGATATCCTTCAGGAGAAGAAAGTGGACCTTGTGATAAATCATGCATTCGAAACTGATATTGGGAAACGTTGTGGTGGTTGTGATTCGGAGGAGTGTGCTTGTGATGGTTTTGGGAAAGATGTTGATCCCGATAGAAAAGATGTTGTTGATGAGGATACTCAGGATGACGATCTGGAACTGGAACTTTGTGATTGTGAAGATGAGAATTGTAACTGTAAAGACAAAGAACCAGATGGAGAGAAAACAGTGATACCTTTTAAGTCATACGGAATTGCCCCAGTGGAGGAAGTGTGGAATGGTCCTGCTGTGATGAGAGCATCTGATGTTGATATGCTCAAATCAATAACCACTTGGTTCGATGGAAAGAAAGAATCTGATGATCTGACCAAAGGAGATTTTAAACTCCCCCATCATAGACCCAGTGATAAGAAGGCTGTATGGAGAGGAGTGGTCGCAGCAATGGGGGCACTGCTTGGGGCTCGTGGCGGGGTGGCAATACCCAATAATGAGAAGAGAGGTGTTTACGATCACCTTGTTGGACACTATGGAGAGTTTGATGCAGAACCTCCAGAGTTTAAAGAATACAATGATGCTGATATGAAGCTATTGGAATTTGAACTTTGCAGTACTGTTACTCATGATGACATTGATTTTATGGTTACCGAATATAAAGAAGAGGAGGACGAGGGAAAAGTTATTTGTATGTGCAATATATGTGGTGGAGAATTTGAATCGGAGGAGGGTGAACAGACAGTTTGTAATAAATGTTTTGATGATGAGGATATTGATATTGCTTGTTGTGAAAAATGTAAGCAGTGGTTTGAGATAGATGAGGATGGGGAGGATAATACTATTTGTGATACTTGTTATGAAGAAGGTCCAATCGAACCTGATAAATCTTATCTCTGCCGATGTGCTGATTGTGAAAAAGAATTTGAAACCAAAGAATTCAAAGAGACCTGTTCTTCATGTACTACAAAAAGGGATTTGATTAAGAGGAATCCAATCCTTGCCGGTCTTTCTGATGGTAGTCTTGTGGCTATAAGTAAAGAGGATTTGGACAATCTTAATAAACGGGTTGAGGAATGGGAGGCAGAGGAGAAAGATGGCAGAGTTTTATCTGGAAAGAATCGGACGATAGTAACAAACACTTTATCAACATTGACAACTGCTGTAGAGGCTCTATCCATTTTATTGGATGCCAGTGAGCCGAGGTCGCCGGATGGTGGTAAGGGAGTGGATGATCAAACTTACGATTTGGATTTTTCTTCTGACGATGATGTATCGCTAGAAGATGTGCAGGAAATTTTATCAGACAAGACTTTTTTGGCAGATATAATGAAGGATGTCAAGATTGCTAGAGGGTCTGATATTATTAGGAATAAAAAAGATATAATATCTGGAAAGGTATTGTAATTTTTTAAAAGCAAATATTGTGTGTATCTGCGGAACCGTTTATTAGCTTCATGCGAACGAGGGTAGGGCAAGAATACGACATCAGTATTGCTATCAATGGTGAGGGTAAAAATAAAAACACAATATTTTGATAGGAGGTATAGCGAAAGATGAGTACAAAAATAACGAAAGAGAAATTTAAAGAGATGTGTGGTGACCTGATCAAAGATCAGATTACTGAGGCTATCACCGCGGCAAGGGAAGATGATAAGGTTGCACTTGAGTCACTTGTTGAAGAGAAATACGCTGCGTACAGTGAAGAGCTTGACAAGACATGGGATGAGAAGGTGAAGGCTATTGCGGGGGATGAAACCCATCTCAAAGATGAGGGCAAGGATCCCAAGGGTGGTTTTGTTAATTTTGCCGATTTTGCCCACAGTACTTTCAAGGCTGGACGGAGTGGAACTGATTGGGATGAGAAACTTGTGGCTTATGATGCAATGCTGAAAGCTGCCGGTACTCCCAGCATGACTGAAGGTGATGGAGCAAGTGGTGGATTCCTCGTGCCGGAAGAGTTCAGGAATGAACTGTTGAAGGTAGCGGTGGAGAATTCCAACATCCTGCAGTCTGCCATGATTATTCCTATGGCAACCAATTCCGTTAAGATACCTACTGTTTCTGGTTTTGATAGAAGTGGTGGAACGGTTCATGGAGGTGTTCAGTTTAAATGGCTGAACGAGGAAGCACAGAAAACCGGGACGAAACCTAAGTTGGGCAACGTGGAATTGAATCTGAAAAAGGTAGCGGGGCTTACCTATGTATCTGATGAGCTGATGGAAGATTCTCCGATTTCCATTCAACCTCTGATCACAAGTATGTTTTCGGACGCTCTGACCTATGAACTCGACTGGGTTCTTCTGAATGGAACTGGTGCTGGACAGCCTCTTGGTATCATCAATGCTCCGTGTTTGATTTCGGTTGCAGCAGAAGGTGGACAGGGCGCAGATACGATTCTGTTTGAGAATATCGTCAAGATGTTTGCTCGCCTTTCTAATAAGAGGAAGGGAGTATGGTATGCAAATGATGATACTTTTAAACAGCTTGCCACAATGAGTCTTGCTGTTGGTACTGGTGGGTCTATCGCCTATATGCCTGCAGGTGGTTTAAGTGGGAAACCGTTTGATACCCTTATGGGCAAACCCATCGTCTATACTGAGCATTGCCGCACACTTGGCGATCTTGGTGATATTTACTTTACTGATTTTTCACAATACCTTGTGGGTCAGAAAAGTGGCAATGGAGCGGGTATGCAGTTCGCATCTAGTATGCACTTGAAATTTGATTACGATCAGACCGCTTTCCGTTTTGTTTTCCGGATCGATGGTCAGCCTTGGTGGAAATCAGCACTCACCACTCGGTATGCTACAGATACCCTGTCACCGTTTGTCGGATTGGCAGCAAGGTAATAAGTGCTCTTGACTGGGGGTGATATAGGTGGTAGAGGTTTGGTTTAGCTCCTTTCTGCTACCGTCTCCCCCTGAAGGGCTTTACACATAAATTTAAATAATTTTTTTGAATAGGAGGTAAGTATAAAATGAGTAAACAGTTGATAGATATTACCAAAATCGTTACTGCATTCGGTCCTGTCGATGTTGATAGTGTTCCGACTGAGGATTGGGTTTCTCTGAAGAATGCGGATCGGATAACAATTGTCCTTATGGCTGGCGTTCTTGCTGGTGGGGCAGGCTCTGCTGTCACTCTGTTGCAGGCAACTACGGTAGCTGGAGGTAGTTCAAAGGCACTTGCTTTTGATACTGTATACCAGAAGGAAGGAACTTTAACCACAAGTTCTACGCTGGCCAAGACGGATGTTACTTCGGACACTTTTACGATGGGTACTTCTGCAAGTATCTATGTGATCGAGATCAATGCAAGCCAGTTGGATATTGCTAATGGTTTTGATTGTATTCGGGTTGATGTTGCCGCAAGTGCTGGATCGAATGCTTTCATCGTTAGCGGTCTGTATGTACTTGGCGGATTCCGGTACAACAGCGGTATTGCTGTTGAAGCAGTGACCGATTAATTTTTAACAAAAGGATTTAAAAGGAGGGCAATTCATTATGAAGATAATACTCGATATGGAGTGGATGGGTAATCCAAAAGGGAAACATCTTGATCTTAATACCAAGCAGGCTTTATTGATGATTGATCGTGGCACTGCTCATGTGGATCCTGAGGAGAAATCATATAGCGAGGAAATAAAAAAAGGGGGACTGAAAATTGTTTTTGATGAAGAGTGGTTGGGAGATCCAAAGGGCACAGAGTTGTGTATAGTGGAATGGCAAGCACGAAAGATGATCGAGCGGGGTGTTGCCCATGAGGTGAGTGAAAAGAAACAGAAAAAAGTCACCAAGAAAAAATCAACAAAAAAGAAGGGGGCAAAAAAGATGACAAAGAAAAAATCAGCAAAAACAAAACCATCTGTATCCGGCATCAAACGAAGGGGCTTGGAGTTTCCAAAAAAAGATAAGATGGTAGCGGGATCAAAGAACAAGTAAGAGTTTAAGTGGTGTTCTTTGTATCTCCTTCGTCCGTGACATGCCCTCCTCGTGGGAGTGCAGAGGGCATCACTTAATTAATAATATTTTTGGTAAGGAGGTAAAAAATAAGATGACAAGATTAAATAAAATAGCCATATTTCTCGTGGTATTAATACTTTCATACACAGTTTCCATATTTGCCTATGGTATTAGTGCTCGATGGACAAATGGCACGCAGGAATTTTACGAAAAGAGTACTGGTGAAACTGTTGCTGTGATGGCTCCGGACCAGTTCTTTGATTTATATCAACCAGGGACTACAGTTCGAGGGGTTACCGATACTTATGCATTACAGGCAACCAACAGTGGTCTGGCTAAGTATAATGCTGATGGATTGGTTCTTACAACCGGAGCATCTGATAATAATGATGTTCAGGCTGCGTTAAGTGCAAAGTGGCAACCTAGTCTATGGGCGACGATGGAATTTGAGGTCGCCGGTAGTGATGCTTCTGGAACTGCTTGGTGTATAGGATTTAGTGATGCGCAGGCAGAATCTGCGGGTAATATTGCTGTTACCAAAAACGGAACAACTACTACAACGAATGCGACCGATGGGGCTTTCTTTTTCACAGACTCCGAAATGACAACCGATACTATTAATAGTATTACGGTTAAAGATGGAACTGATGGAACGGAAACAACTGGGGCTGCATGGGCTGCGGATACTTTACGGACTTATCGGATTGAGATGCATGATGATGGTAAAGTAAAGTTCTATGCGGCAAATTCCTTATTGGCAACAAACGCAGCAGCTTCGATGACAGGGGCTGATAAATTGATTCCTTACATAGGAGTTAAGACAAACGGAACTGTAGCATCGAAGATAACCCTTACTTATCTAAAAGTCTGGCAACGTCGATAACTAATCGGGGGAAGTCCTTTCCTGATTCCCCCTGATTTTTTGAAAGGTGGCAATGAAGGAACTATCGCTTTTCTCAGGAGCTGGTGGGGGGCTTTTAGGAACTAAATACTTTTCAGGATGGGAAACTTTAGGACCGGGAGCGAGCATAAATTGACAATATATAATTAATTTAGGACACAGTAATGTTATATAGATACGGAAGTAGAAATAGAGGGGATAGTGATGATCAACTTGCATTGACTATACCAAGCTTAATGAGGGTTCTTAATACTGCACCAACAGTTGAGCCTGTCAGTCTGTCTGAGATGAAACAGTATCTGAGATTGGATAGTGTTGATGTTGAAGCTGATCTTCTTGTGGATCAGTCTATAGCACCAGCATCTTATGGCATAGGAACAGCTAACGGGACCGCTGTTGACAGACAAGGCTATGGAACTCTCTTTACATTCAACGTTGGAACAGTTGAGGCTACCACCACAGTTGATGTTCATATAGAGGAGTCCGATGACAATGCTACATGGAATGATTTTACTGGTGGAGCTTTTACACAGGTAACCGCTGCTAATGATAATGATATCTATACAAAAGAATACGATGGTGTAAAGCAATATGTCAGAGCCGTTTATGTAGTGGCGAATGACTCTGGTATATTCTCAGTAAGCGTTACAAGGGATGCTGCTGAGAGTGCAGATGATGACCTTGTCACAGCTTTAATAACTGCCGCACGGGAGCAGGTGGAGAAAAAAACACGAAGGGCTTTGATTACACAGACATGGAATGTATATCTTGAAGATTTCCCCGGCACTGATTTTTTTGAACTACCGTTTGGAAAGCTTCAGTCCGTTACTTCTATTATTTATACTGATACTAATAACGATGACACTACTATGACAGTGACAACAGATTATCTTGTAGATACGAGTAGAACATTAGGAAGAATTGTGCTGCCACCGGATAGTGCATGGCCTACTGATTCTCTTTACCCTGTAAATGCAATTAATGTAGAGTTTGTTGCTGGATATGGGGATGCTGGAACAAACGTACCTGAGCCAATACGAACCGTGATCAAGAGACTGGTTTCTTACTGGTACGAGAATAGGGGTGACTGGAACACGGATGAAGGGGCATTGAAAGCATCCAATGCTGAAGATGCCGAAAAGGATATCATGAGACCTCTTCAGAAATATACGATTATTTGGTTATAGAAGATGAGTATAGGAAACCTTAGAAAAAGAATACAGATACAGGCTCCCACAAAGGCGAGAACGGAGACAGGTTCTATATCAGAGACATTTAGTACGGTTGCTACTGTATGGGGTGAGATAAAAGTCCCTAATGGAAAAGAGAGAGTGGTTGCCGATCAACTACAGGCCGAGATTTCTCATAAGATAACTATCAGATATAGAACCGATGTAAAGGAGTGGTGGCAGTTGAAATATGGTGGTCGAATTTTTCAGATAAAATATATTATCAACCCTAAAGAGTGGAACAGGAAGCTTCAGTGTTTTTGTAAGGAGATCAGATAGATGACAGTTAAAAAACGAGTTGTATGGAAGCCACAGAAACTTGATCCACTTACTAACTCGTTACAAGAGGGTCTTGTAGCTATCGGGATGCAGATGTCTGGTGATATAAAGAAAAGTATGTCACGATCAAGAACGGATCGGGATAAACCAAGATCAAAAAAGAAAAATGAGAAGGGACCAATTACCTATGCAAGTGCCGTAGGTCAGCCACCCAAACCGATAGAAAGTCGGTTGATGAACAGTATCTCTGTGAATTGGACTGGTAGCAGTAAAGCAAGAGGGACTACAGAAGGAAAAGGTGATATAAGTGATGGAGTGGGGAAACCTGATGGCGGGAAAATAAAAAATGGAAAGAAGTTCAAGGTAGTGGTTGGGACAAATGTTCAGTATGCCCCATATCTTGAGTTTGGTACGAGATATATTAAACCAAGGCCATTCATGAGACCGGGATTCGAACTGCACAAAAAAGCTATAGAGAGAAAACTGGCAAAGTTTGGAAAGAAAGGATTGGTGAAGATATAATATGCAGGAATTATTTACAGCAGTATATTCTAAATTCACAGCCGATTCCACTTTGTTTAATAGTGTCGACGGGAGGATGTATAATACTGAAGCAGAGAAAGGTCTGCAAGATGATTATATAGTCTTCTCCCTGCCGAGCGGGGTTCCTGAGTACTGGTTTAATGACGAGCAGGTTGACGATATTATAATTCAGTTTAATATCTTTTCCATAAAGAATGCAGATACGGATATACAAACTATTTTTACAAATTTAAAAAATGTTTATAACAATACAACTTTGACTGTAAGTGGATATACATTCTTCAAAATGGAATTAATTTTTTATCAGCTTACTCGACCACCACTTGAGAATACTTATCAATACACAGTTCAGTATCTGGTGCAAATGGAAAAGAATTAAGGAGGGGGCAGAACCAAAAACTATGTACCAATTTTTTAGTTGTATAAGCAATGGACAAAAAAGAATATGGTATTTTGATGCCAAGATAAGAAAAGAAATAATCTCTAAAAATTCTGCTCTAGGAACTTTGGGAACAGACAGCCATTCCAGTATTGCAGATTATTTCAATCTTAATGAGGACCGAACAAATAAATATAAGTATAATCCACTAAGCAAAGAATTTAAGATCAATCAATTAAATGTAAAAGATGATTCTGAAGCTGTTGAAAGACAATGCAGAAAATTAAATTTTTCTCTTATGATACCAGAATTAAAAATCAAGAAGATTATTGATCCGTTAAAAATTAAAAGAAAATTAAAAACAGTCTCAAACAATGAAAAGGAACTATTACTACAATGGGCTTCTATTAGGAATTTTGCCAAGGCTTCCGTCAAGAATTCTATTAATACTATTGTTAGATATCATGTCGGGGATTCTATTTGGATAGCAATTAGAGAGTCTGTTGGTAATTCTGTTAGAGAATCTGTTGAGGCTTCCGTTAAGGAGTCTGTTGGGGAGTCTGTTGGGGAGTCTGTTGGGGAGTCTGTTGGTGATTCTGTCAGGGGTTATGTATCATCATTTTTCGTATTAAAGAATTGGAAATATATTAAGCATGGAGAAGGAGAAAATCCCTTTCAACCTTGTATTGATCTTTGGGAATCTGGACTTGTGCCTTCATTTGATGGAAGAAAATGGAGATTACATACGGGCAAAGATGCAAAGATAATTTATATTTGGGAACCAGAAAATTAAACAAGAAAAGCTCATAAATCGTTTCTAAGAGCTTTAAATTTTAAACTAATAGGATATAACCTTTTTGAGAAGATAATCGATTGGAGAGCGATTTAAGCAAGCAGGATCCTAAATTTAAGGAGGGCAATGATGGTAGATTCAAAGGTGATAAGAAAAAAAGTAACTGAATTAAATCTCGATATTAAAAATCGAGTAAAGAAATTTGAAATAGAGACGGGATGCTATGTTGACTTTATTAATGTTGATCATTTGGATGCATCGGAATTTGACGAGGAAGATCCATATATTTTAAAAGAGGTATCATCTCACATAGTATTAGATTTTAATAATACAGAGATTGAGGAAGTTTCTACAGAGGAAGGAGATTAATTTATGAGAGCAACTGCAATAGAGTTTATGAGACGTTTCGTTGAGGAACATCTTAAAGGAAAAAAGAATTTAAATGTTTTGGTGCTCAGTAAGGACTCTGAGGATCATAAAGAATTAGTTGAATTTTGTGGGCATACTTATCATTCCTCCCGAGCAGTGGAAGGGGAAGGGATACCAGTTGATGATAGTTCTTTCGATATAGTTGCGACAAGTTCTTTTTTCTATTCAACCAATAATCCAAATGTTGCCATTGCCCGTATTAACAGACTTTTGAAGGATGAGGGATTGTTGTGTATTGTTACTCCTTCTACTGGATCTAAAATAAAAACATTTACTGTTGAATCTCTGAGTAAGTTGGTGGGCAAAGAATTGGATATTTTATCTTGTGAACTTCCGAAGTATGGGGAGGGTCTAACAATATGGAATGATATAATGTGTGTTGCCATGAAGATCGATAAGAAAAAGAAGAAAAAGAAGAAAAATTCATCGGATGAGTTGGATGGTTGAATGTGTTGTATATACTGCACTGACAGATAAATATTTTTTGAATAGTTTTTATCCGTCAAAGGATATTGACTACGTTGCATATATGGAAAATGGAACAGAGCTTAAATCTCCCTGGCAGAAAAAGAAATTAGAAAGGAAAGGGCATCCGAAAGTTGATACAGCCAGATATAAAATGCTCCCACATAAATACTTTAATTGTGAGTACAGTGTCTGGTTGGACAGCATGATCGTTCCAAAGAGAGGACCATTGCTTGAGGCTGTTAAACATATTTTAAAAAATGGCGATATTGCCTTTTGGATGCACCCAGTCAGACGGTGTATTTATGAAGAATCACTTGCGATAGTTGAAAATAAGAAATATAAAAATAATATAGAAATAATTTACGATCAGATAAATAGGTATGCAGAGGAAGGGATGCCGAGGGACTTTGGAATATTTGCTGGTGGTATTGTTATTAGGAGACATACTAAAGAGATAAATGAATTTGGAGAATACTGGTATGATGAATATTTAAAGGGAAGTAAGAATGATCAACTGAGTTTAGCATATACAGCATGGAAGACTCAATTACCTGTAGTGAGGGTAAATCGGGGGATAGTTCATCAGAATGATTTTTTTCATTATGTGGGAGGAAAGATTATAGTTAAGAATGGGGAAACATGGTGGGTTGGAAGAGAACAATAAACTAGGGAGGGTAAATATAATGAGTATTGAAAATCCTGTAAAATTAAATTTGGGATGTGGATACAGAAAAAAAGAAGACTTCGTTAATATTGATTATAACCCTAAGTGTGATCCAGATGTTCAATTAGACATTGTTTCTTTTGGGTTGAATATGTGGGAAGATAACTCTGTTGATGAAGTAAGGGCATGGGATTTTCTTGAACACGTTCCACTTGGCAAAACAATATTCGTCATCGAGGAAATTTTTAGAGTGCTGAGGCATGACGGAAAGTTTGAACACTTCACTCCTAGTACAGATGGTAGGGGGGCTTTTCAAGATCCAACTCATTTGAGTTTTTGGAATATTAACAGTTGGATTTACTATACTGATGATGAGCATAGAAAGCTGTATGGAATTAAAGCAAAGTTTAAAGGATTTAGGGAAGACTTGGTTACGGACAAAGCAAATAAAATTATACATACTCACGGAGTATTTTTTGCAGTAAAGGAATCTAAATGATCCCAGTACTTTATACCACATGGAATAGGTTGGATTATACAAAGCAGACTTTACCTGTTCTACTTGAGACTACTCATGATGGTGAAATTATTATTATCGATAATGGTTCAATGGATGGTACGGATGCATTTCTTTATAAATTTAGGAGTCATAGAAAAATAAAAAAGATTATTTTTAATAATGAGAATAAGGGAATTGGTGGGGCTATGAATCAGTTCCTAGAATTGACAAAGGATAATGAATTTATTGCGAAGGTTGATGATGATACTATAGTCCCGACTAACTGGTTAAATGATTTACTTGATCCTTTAATTGGTCTTGATCGAGATGCTGTACAGGCTAATCATTATTTCTTTATACAGGGTATTTATAATTGGGAACATCTTAAAAGGGAGAAAGGATTTATTAAGTTTGGTCTAAATCATTTTGTTCCAATTCTAATTGGGGCTAGTGGCACGGTGTTTAAAAGGAATATATTTGATGTTCCTATTGAGTATGAAACACACTCTTTATTTGGCTGGAGTCAATATCAATCAATAATAAAGAAAGGAAAACTAAAAACAGGATTATATGATGGAGTATGGATTGAGCTTCTGGATATGAAGGGGGTTAATGCTTGGGATGAAACTTCAGGACATATGTCATATAGAAAATTAACTGGAAGATTCATAGAGAGGGCAGACTATTATGAAGCAAGAGGATAGAAAGGTATCAATAATTATACCAGTAATTAGAAAAGAAAATGTAAAAAAGTTAGTAGATACAATTTATGCTAACGCTGGAATACCAAAAGAGAATATTTCTGTATATGCTGAAGCGGATGAGGAGAGAATTGGTTGTCCGAAAATGATAAAGACTATGACAGACAAAGTAATAGAGATGCATAATCATCCATATATATGTTTTCTTGGTGATGACACTTTGCCGGAAAAAAATTTTTTAAAAATAGCATTTGAGTCTATGGAAATGTTTGATGCGAATTGGGGATTGGTTGGACTAAATGATAATTATGATGAGGTTGATGGAAACCTTAATGCAACTCATTGGATAGCACATAGAAGGTTGTTGCCATTTCTCGATGATGAGTTTTTTCATACTGGGTATGTTCATTCTTTTTGTGATAATGAGTTGACTGATAGGTGTAAAGAAATAGGTAGGTATATATTTGCGCCTGATGCAAAAGTTAAACACATTAATCCTATAGTTGATAAAACTGTTCCTTGGGATGATGATTACAAGTGGGCATATTCTCCTGCTAATTCTGCAAGGGATAATGCTCTGTACATCCAGAGAAAAAATAATAGAAATAGAATATCAGAAGATTTTAAATTGGGAATTGCTTTCCCTATTACAGATGAAAAAGTGCATACATCTTTTTTCATAAGTTACATTACAATGGAAAAACCAGAGGAATATACTTTACTTATCCCAAAGTGGCCGGGACAGATTGATGCGATTAGGGATAACCTTGTAGAACAGGCTTTAATTGAAGGCGTGACTCATATGATTATGATGGATACTGATCAGATTTATCCTGTTGATACAATTATAAAACTTTTGAAGAACAGGGATAAGGATGTGGTGGCCGTGCCTGTTCATAGAAGGTATCCGCCGTATGATCCAATAGTATTAAAACATAATCCAAAATCTGATAGGTATTGGCACATTCCTGATAAAGAGGTTTATAGTGGAGAGTTGATTGAGGCTGATGCAATAGGAACTGGTTGTATGATGTTCGATACCAGATGCTTTATGGATACTCCAAGACCGTGGTTTAAGATCGATGGGAAAAGAGATGGGACACACATTGGTGAAGATGTGTTCTTTTGCAGGAACATGAAAAAAGCCGGAAAGAGAATATGGGTGGATACTTCCATTGAAATTGGTCACATAGCACAGATGGAAGTGGCTAGACCATTGTATGAATTGTATAAGCGGTATAGAAAGTTCGGGTGGGTGAAGCCACCTGATTTAAATAAAAGGGAAAATCTTGAACCCGCATCACTGGGCATTGTCGAGGAGGCTGAGGTTGGTCAGGATAATGTAGAAGTTGTGAATGATTCATAATGAAAAGGAGAATATAAATTATGGGAAAAAAAATTGGAAAGGATTGTCAGGTATCTGTTGGTGCAAATAAAGTTGTCGGTATGGGAACATGGACGATGGATGGTATTACAGCCGATCAGATGGAAGCAACGGAATTCAATGATGATTGGAAAAGTTTTGAGTTTGGAGCGAAGGATGGTGGTACGGTAACATTTAGTGGTCTGTTTGATCCAGAAGATGCTACAGGGCAGGATCTGCTAATGAGGGCTAATATGGATAATACTGATATCACAAGCCTGAGACTGTACACAGATGACACAAGTTACTTTGAGCCGTGTCAGACAACTCAGTGGTGGTCAGGAACTTCAACTACCGGAGAGGCAACTGTCTATAGCTGGGTGAATATTACTTCGGTAAATATTGGCGCAGATAAAGCAGCATTGATGACTATTGATTTTACAGCCAAGGTGAGTGGTTTACTCGTACATGTGTAAACCCAAGAATTAATCAAAGGATTTAAAAGGAGGGCAATTCATTATGTCTGATGAAAAAGAAAATAATGAGATTGATGAAAATGAAGATGTTGAAATCATGAACGAAGCGGATATGCCGAAAGATAACGAGTTTGATTTTGATGAACTCAACCCTGGAATGTGGTTCGATTATGGGGAGTCTGGTATGCGTGTTTGTCTCAGGACATGTCCTATAGAGGAAATCAGGGAGGTTGAAAAAGTAACCACCAAGAAGAAGCGTATTTTCAAAGGTGAGCATATGCACATAATCGAAACGGTTGATGAAGACCAACAGTCTGTTTTGATTTGGGATTATACTATTATCGATTGGGAAAAGTGTTTGGATAAGAGCAGAAAAGATATTCCATGCACACGACAATTCAAAGTTCAAATGATGAATAAGTCGATCAAGTTTGCGGCTTTCTATGCTCAGAGTATGAAAGAATTGAATAAGAGACTTATGGGTGGGGACGACGAAGAAATAAAAAACTTGTAGAGTTCGCAGAGTGGTGTGTGCAACCAGAGACCAACTGCGAACAGTGCAGGAAATATTACGAGAAAATAAAAAAGGATAAACCGGATTGTTCTCTCTGTATTCCAAAAGTGCTTCCACAGAATGAGGAGGCGGCAAGAATATTCCCCTATATTATGGGGCAGTTTAAAACAACTGGTATGGGGGATATTCTAGGGTTGGATTTGGTAGCGGTAAAGATTTTCATGGATTGGCTCAAGGTTGATAAGGGAAAGCAGATGAAATGTTTTAATTTGTGCAACAGGGCTTTTATGGAAATAAAACATTACTTGATTTCTAAGGGATAATTTTAATGGCGGCAAAGCTAGGAACTGTATTTGTAGAAATAGACATCGACGGTAAGAAGTACAAAACTGCGTTGAAGCAGGCTGAGGACCAGACTAAAAAATCAGCTTCTAAAATGCAGAAGTCTTTTATGGATGTCCGCCGTGTTGGTACTCAGGCTGCAAAGGCAGTTGGTGCAACCTTTGTGCTTGCTGCAGGGGTTGCCGTCGCCGCTTCCATTCGTATTGGTGCTTCATTTGAAAAGAGTATGGCACAGGTTCGTGGTGTCATGCGAGCTACTGAAAAAGAATTTCAAATGTTAACCAATGTTGCAAAAGAGATGGGAAGGACTACAGAATTTACAGCTTCACAAGCAGCAAAGGCTTTGGGCTTCTTGGGTATGGCAGGGTTTAGAGCAAAACAGGCTATTGTAGCACTTCCGGGAGTTTTAGATTTAGCAACAGCGGGGGTTTTAGATTTAGGAACTGCTGCTGATATTGCTTCTAATATATTAAGTGCTTTTCAACTTCCTGTTAAAGAATTGGGAAGGGTGAATGATGTTCTTGTTGCTACTGCCACAAGAGCAAATACAAGCGTGTTACAGATGGGAGAGGCATTTAAATTTGCAGCACCAACGGCTAAAGCTCTTGGATTTAGTATTGAAGAAACTGCAGCTTTTATTGGTCTTTTGGGTAATGCCGGTGTACAAGGAAGTTTGGCTGGTACTAACTTAGCATTTATTATGGGCAAAGCAGCAAAGAGTGGTAAAGGACTTGTCGAGACTTTAAAGGAACTTGTAGATTCAGAAGCCCCAGAAGTGATGAAACTATTTGGAGATAGATCAAGTAAGGCTGCGTTGATATTAAGAAAACAGTTATCTACATATGAAAATTTTGTAAGAATACTAAAAAATGCAAAAGGTGAAGCAAAAGAATTAGCCGATATTATGAGAGATACTTTGCAGGGATCTTTTGATGAACTCAAGTCTACTCTTGAAGGCAAAGCTATTGATTTCATGGATAGGTATGGGAAAGAGGTTCGATTTGTTGTGGACTGGTTAATATTACTGGTTAGACAACTTAATTTTGCAACTGAAGCATTAGGAGAAAATGATACTGCTGTTGTTAGTATTACAAAAGTGAGTAACGATTTTGTTGATTCATTAAAAAATATTTCTAAGTTTTTTGGAATGTTATTGAAAGGTATTTTAGGGGTAAAGCTGGCGTTTAAAACTCTTACATTTGTTGTAGTGGAATTTGTGAGGGAAGTATTTGGTTTATTAAAATTTATATTGATGCCACTTGATTCTATTCTTAATCGGTTGGTTCAATTAGGAAAGATAGATTCAAATCCATTGGAAGGAATACAGAAAGCTTTAGAAGGTACTTCTGCTGAACTTACTATTTCTATGAATGAGACTGCGGAGGAAATTATTAACATAAATAAAGCTTTGATTGAAACAGGAATACTTATTGATGGTTTGAATCAAAAAGAGTTTGGTGTAATACGTTCTAGGGATACAGGTGCTGGAGGTGCCGGAGTGGATACTTCTATTTTGGGTGGAGGTGCTCCTTCGATACCGGGACTTGGAGAAACAGATCCAAAGAAAATAGCAGAAAAAGAAAAAGAACGGAGCAAGGAATCGGACGCATGGGTGAAATTTAATATTGAAACGGTGCAGCGAACGAAGATGAAAGTCCCAAAATTATTTGAGCCGGAAGCGTCGACAATAGATTTGTTTAAAGGGAAAACGGACTTCAAACTTGATCAGGGCATTTTATCCACATTGCTAGGGGCTGGATTAAATAAGGGGAAATTAGAATTTCCTGAACAACAAGTGACCGACATTATTAAGAAGGGGCCGGAGCCGGAACAGAAAAAGAAGAAGGATGGTGGAGCGGGAGATTTCCTTTCCAAGTTTGGGGGAATATTTGAAAAGCTTGGTGAGATAATGGGACTTAGTGCTGGGAAAGTATTGGGGAAAGAAACTGGTGAGGCACTGAAGAAGGGTGGAGCAGCTGGGAAATTTGAAGGTTTGCTACAAGGAGCTCAGGTTCTACAGGGGGCATTTCAGGGTGGAGTCCAAGGGGGAGGAGCAGGAGTCGTTTCAGGTGGTATTAGTGGTGCTATGAGTGGTGTGGGTCTCGCAAGCGGTTTAGGAGTTGAAAGTCCATTGGGTCTTGCGGCTGCTGGTGGAGCCGGATTGGCTATTGGAGCAGGGGTTGCTGCTTTTGGAGCCAAGAAAGCAAAGGATGACCGGAAGAAGGAACAGGAGAAACAGGAAAAAGAATTCGCAAAAAATCTTTCCCTACAACTTCAAAAGGTTCAGGCGGAGGGATTCTTCTCTCCATTCGGTACTGACCTTGATCCGAAGTTCGCTAAGAAATTTGCTACTATTATTAAGGATTGGATGAACAGGGTAAAGAAACTTGGTCAACAGATCACCTCTACCATAACAGGGGCGATACAGGCAGGACTTAATGCCAGTACCACTACTCAGGCATTGGAACAATTCAGGGACAAGTTTGGAGCTGGGTTTACAAGTATTGTGGTTGGGCAGATGGCTGACATGATGGACACCCTGATGAAGAGGATGTTGGCCCCTGCGTTTCAAGTTATTAATGATATTGCTATGGCTATAGAGCTGAGGTTTGTCGAAGCAACAGAGGCAACCCGTGATGCCATAGGAGATATTTATAAAGATTTGTTTAAGTTTGTTGGGAAAATGCTAGATAATTTATTTAAGAAAATAAGCAGTATTAAATTAATTGGTCCGGCACTTGAACAGGGAATCCTTGGGGCATTGCTGTTTGCACTTCCCGGACTTGTGGGGGCTTTAACTCCACTGTTTGCGGCTATAGGTAAAGCATCAGAGAAAATGTTTGAACCGATGTTTGAAACCATGTTTAAAGTCACACAGATGTTTGAAAAGTTATTCAATTTACAAGCTGATTGGATAAAGCAAATGACAAGAGCAGGTATTACTCTTACAGATGATATGACTGCTAACATGGTTGAGAGTGTTAAGGATATGTGGTCTGACATGACTGGGATAGTTTCTAATGCACTTGAGGAAGGGTTTAAAAGTTATTCCGTAAGCGGTGGATGGGAGAACTTCCAGCGATCACTTAAGGAAGGGATCTTTGATATGGTGGTGAAGGGCACTGCCGAAGCCCTCTCTAAAGGTATTATATTTCTTGGTGCCATTGGTCCATTTCTTAAGGATCTTGGCAATCTGTTCGTTAAGGCAATATTCGGAGGGAAGTTTGATCAGGCGGAGTTTTCACGTATTTTAACTGGTATTGCAACAGAATTGCCACAGATGCTTGAAGATAATAAGAAAGTGTTTGAAGGCATAGCAGATTCAATCGGAGATTTTGGAGAAATTTTATTTGGTACTGGTACTACTGGAGGGTTGACCGCAGCCGATGTAACGCCGGGTGCAAAACCAAAAGGACAAGAGGAAGAAGTGCCGACTGGGTTTCTCCAAAACTTTCGGTTGTTAAATAAAATGATAAGTTTCTTTATGGATCTGGGTGAAATACTTGGTAGTAGAGAAACTTTTTTTGATTTAGATACTACTCCTATTCTTGATGCCCTTATTAATCATATGAAGACTTTTATTGAGAAAGTTTTAAATTTTCCATTTCAACTCAGGACATTCTTTAAAAAAATAAAAGATATAATAGGAACAAAGTTAGGTTTACCAGAGGATTTTAAATTTGGTGATGAAATACGACGCATCTGGGAGGAAATAAAAACAGGTGTAAGAGAAGCCTTAACTAAAAATAGGAGAGATTTAAGAAAAGAATGGAAAGATTTTGTAGATAGTCTAAAAGGAGAAACTCCTCTTGAAAAAATACAGGAAATATGGGATGTGATAAATCTCGGGATTAAAACTTCGATAGATAAAGCAAAAGAATTGTGGTCGGACAGGTGGGATAATTTTCTTGGTGGCTTAACTGAATTGGGATCTGAAGTGGGTACTAAATTACAAGAAATTTGGGAAGCACTTAAATTTGGTTTTCGTTCTTCTATAGATAAAATAAAAGAGTTGTGGTCAGATAGATGGAATACTTTTCTTACTGGATTGGGAGATAAAGATTTAGGTTCAGGTGGATTTCTTGGTAATCTAATGAAGGGGATAATCGAGGGATTAAAGGGGATAGTATGGAAAATATTGGCATTCTGGTTTCCAAGATTCTTTGATGAGAATGGTCCAAAAAATGTTACCGATACAGGAACAGGTACATCTAGTAGACCATCTTCACAAGTTAATCCTAATATTCGAACTGTTCCTGATGCAACTCAATCAGGTGGTGGTCAGACCATAAATATGAATGTCACCTTTGTGGGGAGTGCTAATTCCCCGAGTGAAGCGAAGATGGCGGCAGAGCGATTGGGCTATTATTTTGAACAGCAGATAAGAACAATAACTCCGGCATAGGGATACAATGTAAATGGCTATATCGATTACATTTGGTGGTGTTACAATAACAGGGGCACAAACGTGGAGCCAGTCTCTTGAGAACAGGGTTGAGGCTGTTACTATCCCTCGTGCCGATGGGGAGTTAATAAACTCAAGCCCGAAGAGGAATGCCCGTATCGTCACAATTGCCGGTATTATTACTGCCGCAACAAATACCCTTGCCAGAACTGCTCTCAACACTCTTGAGGCTGCCATCGAGAATAACAGGCAGAACCTTACTCTTTTTGATGATAGGTATCTGAACGCCGTTAAAAGGAGCTTTCGTCCAAGTTACCCAATAGGGTTTCAGGCACGGGTTATCCCATACACACTTGATTTCTTTTGTGATGATCCTTATTTCTATTCCACATCTGATGACAGTTCAAGCAATGCTGTTTCTGTAGTTGCTGCTGGAGATACTATTACGGTTACAACAACTGCTGGAAATGCCCCCACTCCTCCAATTCTTACTTATACACCTTCTGGAGCATTAACAATTTGCAGAATCCAAAATTCAAACACAGCAGTAAATAAATATATTCAATGGTATCGACCTATCCCTACATTGGCATCTGGTAGTCTGCTTGTAATCAATATGAAAACTAAAACAGTAACGGTCTCTGGAGTGAATGGGTTGAGTGACACTCTAGGAGATTTTTGGGACTATGCTCCTGATGACGATAATCAATTATTGATAACTGTAGATGCAGCCGGAACGCTTGATACTGAGTGGACCGATAGGTGGTATTAAAAGGAGAGATAGAAAATGGCTGATGTTTTAAAGCATGTGTCAGTTGGTACTGAATATTCTCAGGCTGAGTTTGAAGCAGATGGAAGGCATACTATTCCGAATGGTGTCACCGATAATCTTGTGAGTATAACTGCATCAGATACCCTTGAAGATTCAGGAATCGCAAAAGCAAATGTGGCTCATAAGATAGTCGATACTTTAGCAGGCGGTGATTGGAATTGGGACGCGGGAGAGGGATTATATTATGGAGATGTTGACGTATCTGACATAGGAGTTCGTCCATATGTGGTTCAATGCTATTTCACAACAACATGGCTGAAGATGAACCCCAATAAAATAGATTTATCGGTTGATGCCGATACCGTAAGGATTTGGATGGCAGTAAATACAATATCACTTGAAGTAGCATGCGTTTAAAAGGAGAGAAGATGAAAAGATTAGTTTTAACTTTATTTTTTATTTTTATTTTTATTTATAAAGTAGACGCAGCACCACCAATGTACGGCAATTTTATTCTATCCAATGGTATTTCAAAAATAACATGTACCACTGTAAATAATGCAGGTAATATGGCATTAGTTTGTCAAGGCGATATTTCTGTTACGGCTAATTTGAATGCCGTCAATATATGTGACGAGAACAGAGCAAATTGTGCTGATATATCAAGTGGAATTTTAAAATCCTCTGGTAAACAAGTGAACCTCCTTACCAATTCAGGGTTCGAAGTTGCAAGTCAGAGTACCCTTGAGAATGTGGGGAGTCAAGTAACACTTACGGATGTAACAAGTGGCGTATGTGCATCTGCAAATACCCAAGGATTAGCTTTTGGAGAATTATGGAATTTTGATTCAGGTGATTTTAATGGAGAGACTTATGAGATAACAGCCATTACTCCAAATACTTCTTTTACTTTAAATGATACATCACTTACTGATTCAGGTAGTCCCGGAACAGGTTATGAAGTCACCCCTGGTTTTGTGGCGGCAAACGGCAATGCTTTTGATGGATGGGCGAAAAGTACTAATGGAGACTTTGTTTACAGGGAACATAATGGGAACAACACCAAAGACGGCTCTTTCTATTCTGCAAAATTTATAGCCAGTGGAGCAACAAGCAGGCTTGTATGGCAGATAACTAAGTACAATGATATTGTTTTAGCAAGTAAATTCTCCGGCAGAACATCCACTTCTGGATGTTGGGTAAAGACGGACGGAACAGCTTCGGCGGTAATCTTGCAGGCATATGATAACGATGAGACATCATATCAAACCTTAGATACTTGTACCACATCGTCTGATTGGCAATGGCTTGAAGGCTCCTATTCTTGGCCCTCTGATTCTTCCGGGGCTTTGCCCTTTGCGGTTCTAGTGGCGTCAGGAGAGACAGTCTACATCTCCCAACCAATGCTTGTCTTAGGTAGTTACATTGGAGAGGGTAATTATCAGCCGATAGTGAATGAATGGATATGGTTGGAGGCTCCATTTGAACTTACTTCTTATGGATCAAGTTCGGTTTCAGCAACTACCGCAGTAAACCTTGAAGCAGAGTCGAATGGAAAAATTCCAAAAGGGGCAATCGGTGGTATATTTGGATTCTATGCGACTTGTGCAACGGCTCAACAATATATAACTCTTGGCGGAAATTGGCCCGCTAATACGATGTATACTGCTGTTGCGACTAAGGCAGAAGCTAATGTATTTACTATTGCACTTGATTCAAATGGTGATACAGAGATTACACGAAATGACACATTTACAAGTATTAGAATTAAACCAATAGCAATTCAATTAAGATGATGGAGGGAGTAATGTATAAATATATTATAGCAATTTTATTATTGACAGCATTGATAGTAACAACAACCCACGCACAAACCATCACAGTCAATGGGGTTCGAGCAATAGATAACTCCTCTCAGTGGGTCTTTGTTACATGGGATAACGGTACAGAATGTAAGGCGACTGATGTTCAGCCGTGGAACAGTCCAAATGAAGGTGTAAAGTCAGGTCAGGATTTAATAGACCACTATGCCGACAACTCAACTGCTTTTTTTAGAGTACAGAGTATGGTATTTGCCGACAGTGCTACCCTTGATAATTGCACTGGCACACATCCTTACGGTGTTTCTGATTCCGCCCAAGATGCAAAAGCTAAAATGAATAGTTCTATTCTAAAAAATTTAACTCCACAGCAATCGTGGGACTACATCGATAACAATGTCACTGATCTTGCCTCTGCAAAGGTAGCGATGAAATGGATAGTTAGATATATGATTTCAATGAAGAAACAAATTAAAGAGCTTAATGAAGATTAATAGATAAATATTATGACAACTATTTGGGACGAACTCGATTTTTTTACAGCACGAGAACGATGGGGTGTTAGTAAATTAATTTCAGGATATCTTTTACTATCCCTCGATTTAATTCGAGCAGAGATAGATACACCAATTATTATTATTAAAGCCTATGCAACATCTGGTCACGCTACAAATAGTTTACATTATCATGGTCTCGCAGTTGATTTTTATTGTCCAAACATTTCACCAAGAGAAGCAACAAAGAGAATAATAAAATGACCAACATTACTCTTGATACTGATAGCATGTTTGATATTAAGGTCAAGAAATGGATTGATAAAAATTCCGGTCAAGTCGGTTATGGATTATCGGCACAAGATGCACATGAAAAATTTCCTGAACTTGTTGTTTACATAGATCAAGCAAACATCACACCCCAAATGATAACCGATACAAGCGGTGAAATATTATTGCAGGTTGACAATGAAATCGGCAAGGCTCCATTGGGTGTTAGCAGAAAAAAACAAATAGCTTTTATGTGGGATAGATTAAGCCGAGCAAAAGAATTATTGAGTGTTGCCAAAACCGCAATCATTGAAATTAAAGCCGACATTGTAAAAATAGGAATATAAATAAATATGAAAAGGAAAAATCATGACAGAGAAACTGGTTAATTTTTTAATGGAAGTAAAATTTCTTGAGAAGTTCGATTTTCAGGCAAAACAACTGGGAGTCACAAGATCAAAATTTCTCCGTGTTGCAATGGAGAAACTTATGGAGCAGTACGATCCAACTTTCAAAGGGAAAACAGAATTAAAAGTTAACACTCCAAAGGGTATTCAATTTGTATTTGAAGATATAAAGGCTCAAGGTTCAGCACTTCTCAACCTTGCCACAGGCAACCAAAACAGAATAGATGCACTGGAAACAGATAATGCAACGGCAAACAATAAACTAAGGAATATTGAAAACCAATTGATAGCACTTGAAGCTGACAACGTAACGGCATGGAGCGCAATACGTAATTTGCAGTTAAGAGTAACCACTTTAGAGAAGCAGTAGAAAATGCCTTTTCCGTATACATTCACATTCCCATTTGATGAAAGCGTCTTTGTTGACCGCTACGG